AATAATATTAGTAACACATTAAAAAAATTATATCAATATATAACGGAGATAAAATGAAACCACAACAACTAAAACAACTAATCAGAGAAGAGATTAAAAATATTACAAAATCACTAACTGAAGGTAAGTACGATGCTGATTTAGATAAGATAGAAGCAGCAGTTAAAAACGCAAGTTCCTTTATGAATGTTGGGGCTGAATTAAAAAAGGCCGGAATTAAGTATGACTTTTCAACGAGTATGATACCTATGTATACTGTTAAAGTATCGGGTAACAAAATCGCAATCGTAAATAAGAAATACGCAGCTGGTGCAGAAAGAGAAGTAAACAACATTGCAATTGGGTTACTTGAAGGGGTGAATGAATCGGTAATCAAAGAATATACTAAAAACTTTCCAGGTCCTGGCGAAACAGTAGATGCTAAAGATCTTGATTACGATATGTTAGATTATTTTAGCAGAACTAATAAAGTATTATCAATCGATACAAAGTCCAAAAAAGGAATTAAAGGTTCTGTTGGTAAAATGTATAATGATTTAGTTTTTAACGGAGATAGTATTGCCAAAAAAGACATCGTACGTGTAAAGATATTAGAAGGTACTTATAATAACGATAGAGAAATTGCAATTGGGTTACTTGAAGGGGTGAATGAATCGGTAATCAAAGAATCTACTGAAAACTTTATTGGAGCTGCATTAGTAAAAAAGAGCGGACTGGTAAAAGATTTGGATTCATTAGAAAAAGAACCTATCTATGTTAAGGATGTTTTACCTATATACAGAAAAGAAGGTAGTTCTTATGTTGTTAAATCATCATTGACAAGTAACGCATTAAAAGTTCCTGCAGCAAATCTAATAGTTAAGATGAAGGACCAATTTGAGCCTGATAAGTGGGCTAAGTTTATGGCCAAAGTTAGTAGATACTAAAAACTAAGCAACCAATGATTAAAGAGTGTATAATTGTTTCCAAAGAAGTTGGCGATAAGTTTATACTCGCAAAAAATAGGGATAGAGCGTATAAACCCAAATTAGAGATTATCCATACATTATTTGATGGTGTTGAGGTAGTATATTTATACGATTTGACGACTGATTGGAGTGAGGGTATGAATGAGTTTGGAATTGGTGTTGTAAACTCCGCTCTTTTGGTTGGCCGGGACGAAAGTGAACATAAAATTATTAAAAAGGGTGGAAAGCCTGGTCCTGATGGGAATAAAATCAGAAATATAATAAAGCAACCTAAACTAATTGATGCTATCCGGTCTGCTCTTACATATAGGGGTAAGAGTAAATTGGCTTTAAAGGGGCATACTTTTATTTCATCCCCAAAGTATATGGTAAGTATTGAAACTACCTCAAAGCATAAACCCGAAGTTAAATTAAGGAACATTGAATCTCCGATAGTAAGAACAAATCATGGGCATGTATTTACTGATGCGGGTTATACCGAAGGTGAAAAATACTTATCCTCAAAAATACGGAAAATAACGGCAGAAAAGCAAGTTGATGGTGTTGATGACTGGAGGGAGATTTCGGCAGCGATGCGTAAAGAGTTTTTCCCAACAAAACCGATGTTGAATATGAAGAGAGATACTGAAAAGATGTTTACATCATCGCAGGTGGTGATGAATTTAACTGATAGAATATTTCAGTTTACATATTTTTCAGATAAGGTTGAGCATTTTGGGGGTATAAAAACTAAATTACCTGCCGGATATGAACCAAAAATAAAAATAGAAATTGTTAAGGTATAAATGTATATGAAACTATCAGAGTTAAGACAGATGATTAGGGATGAGATTGCTGGTGTAATAAACGAAGCAGAAAATAGAATTGTACGGAAACCCGGTCAGCATAGAGATTCTAGCAAGCACTCCGATTTATATACTGATGAAAATCCTGAAGGAACAATACATGGATTAAAATTTGCTACAGTAAAAGATGCAACTGTTAGTGTTAGTAAGATAAAGAAATCGGGTAAACCCCATGCACATAAAATACAAGCAGCTATAGCGATGGAACAACGTGCAAAAGCTGCTGGTAAGGTAACTGCGGCTGGAGTTTATAGAACATATATTAACTCAATAAAAAAATCATAGTAAAAGAAATAACGAAATACCAACAATGAAACTATCAGAGTTAAGACAGTTAATAAGAGAAGAGATTGTAACAGTAATAAACGAAGTTACTATATCCGCTTCTGATAAAGCCAACTACTCACCTAAGTTCATAAAGGATGTGGAGAGGTTATACTTTATTGAAAATCGTGCTAGACAAATGTTATACAACTCCAGAAGTATGGACCAACTTTGGTCACGACCCTCTATGCACAAAATTAATGATGAATGGGATAAATTGACAGAAAAGTTATTTAAGACATCCGAATGGAAGAAGTGGTGTAAGGAAAAGGGGCTTTTGGATAAGTACCCATTTGAAGATGTATTAGCTTAAAGAACAATATTTATATAATATAAATCAAAGAGGAATCAAATAATGAAACTATCAGAGTTAAGACAACTAATCAGAGAGGAAGCTAAAAAGGCTTTAAATGAATCATCCACAACCGATGCGAATATTTTAAAAAAAGAAATTATAACCGCTGGGAAGAAATTTGCCGATGTATCAAAAAATTTAATGGATAAATATAAAAAAGAAACAGAACCATTTAAAGAAGAGCTTCTTTCATTAAAATCTAAATATGATGTGGTTATTGCTAATGCGACTAATAATGATATTAAGAGTGTTGAGATTGAAGTTAAGAAAAAACTGCCCGGTGCAAAAGTACAAATTATAAAATCTGGTGGTGATAATGGTATAAAAATCACCTTAACCTCCATAAAAGACTTTAATATTGCAAAATATCAAGATGCAATTAGAGATATTTCATTTACAGCCGCTCGTGATGCCGGAATTTCTAATTATTCGTTAGCGTTAGAGGCACGAGATGTATATTATCGTAAATTGAAAACTAGTAGTAGTGCAAATAACAATCCTTTAGTAAGTGGTTACGATACCGGGTATATGAAAAAACTTGAACCTGATAGTCGTAAGTATGACGAGCCAGGAAAAACATATTCAAAGTATGGTGATTCTAATTTTAAACTCGCACCAACAATTACGGAACTTACCCTATATTTTACCGATAAATATAAAAAATCAAATCTAAACTTGCCAGATTTTATAAGTGTTCTTTCAGATAATTTAAAAAATGATGAGTATTTCATTGTGAAAGATGCCCTTAAAAATTGATTATTAAATAACACTAAAGAGGAAACAAACAATGAAACTAAATGAATTAAGACAAATTATCAGAGAGGAAGCCAAAAAGGCTTTAAATAGTGGGATTGTTGAAAATATACATGATGAGATTGGTACGTTAATGGATAAACATCGTAAATTAAAAGGAGCAACTTGTTATGTGGTTATCAAAGGAGCAGAGGGTGGTATCTATGGTATTTATAAAAACAAAAAATTGGCAGAAGAAGCACAAAAGATAGCAAGTTATAATATGGCTATGGGGGGTTCAAATTACTCAGCATATATACAAGAATCTAAATTATATTAAAATAAACGGAAACAAACAATGAAACTAAACCAACTAAGACAACTAATCAGAGAAGAGATTAGACAGGTAATTGTGGAAGCTAAGGAAATGCGCCGACCTATGGGTGACTTAAATAAACTTAAAGGAAAAACAATAAAAAGCTTTACACATAATAAATCCAAATATGGGTATACTGTTGTTTTTACAGATAAAACAACAATTTTTATAGATGGTAATGAATCTAAAATATCTAATCCAACTGCATATAAAGGAAAAACAATAAAACGCGTTAATAGTGGTAGCAACTCATTTACGGTTGATTTTACAGATAACACAAAATTAGATATCGCCAATACTAATACAATATGGAGTGTAGAACCAGAAGCACCAAAGGTTGTTAGTCAACCCACTCAAACACCAAAACCTACCCCGTCTTATTCTAAACTTGCAAAAGAGGCTTCGGATTTATACGAAAAAATGGTGAATACTTTAGATTCATATGATTTAGATTCAGATGCAGTAGATGATGAGATGGAAAGTATCGTTAAGAAGGTAGGATATACACCCGAACAAAAGAAAAAACCGCGTAATAAATTTACTTTTGGAGAACATCCCGAATTTGAAACTTTAACAGACAATCAATTAACAAAGATTATTCCATTTCTTAAAGCAGTTATAAAAAGTGGGGGATATGAAATATATGATGATTGGAATGGAACTAAAATAGTGAGGGATGATGATGCTTGAAAATGAGTATGGTGATAATTAAATCATAAAGAGGAAACAAACAATGAAGCTATCACAATTAAGGCAAATGATTGCGGAAGCTATTAAGGATTTAACAGTACAAGAAAACATAAGGGCTTATTATACAGCGTTATGTAAGTCTGAAGCTATTAAACCTCTACCTATAAAGTTTGGTAAGGTTGGTGGTGCTGGAGCAGCGACCACTTACAATAAGATAACGATGAAGGGGTTGTATATAACATTTGATGTTAATAGATTACATGACCCAGAAACCGCAATTATTCATGAATTAACCCATCAAATAAAATTAGAAACTGAAGGTGATGCGTATGTTGGTAATAGGGATAAGTTGGCCAAATTTAGAAAGTTAGAGAATAAGTTAATCGATAAATATCTTTATTCAAATTACACAAAACTATTAGGTAGGTCCTAAGTTAAAAACTAAAAAAAGAGAACCCCGATAAACCATCGGGGTTTTTTTATGCGCTGGACCGAACGAATGAACGAAGTGAATGAGTGGGAAATAAACACAAAAAAAATAATACTATATAGTAATACTAATAATAGTATATAGAAGACAAGTAGTATAAGTACAACAAGTAGTAGTAGTAGTAGTATATACTATAGTAATACACTAACAATATTCCCACTTAACCCACAACACCCAAAAGAAAGTAAAATAGCTAGGTAAAGTAAGTATAATATAGAGAAATTTCCCACAATTCCCCACTTTCCCCCACTTTATAGTATATGGTAGGGTAAAAACATTAAAAGAACCGATAGAAAAAAGGGGTATCAAAAATGGGAATAGAGCCGGATAGGGAATGTGACTGGTGTGATAGGGTGGAGAATGGTAATAAATACCCAATAATGACAGGGTAATGTGTAGCAAAAAATCAGTTAGAAGAGCTGTATCAAATTTCGGAAAATATAGCTTCCATAAATATTGGGGGAAAAATGATAACAACAAAAAAACACCCCTTAGCGTTCCCATAACACTCATTTCATTGCTCCTAACACACGATTATTTTGCGCTGGGGCTAACACATCACACATCATACCTAACATATCACAACCAATGTAAGGCGTGGCGAGGGGGGAATATAAAAAATTGTTATGATGTATCCTATATAGAGAAGCGATTACTCTGTCTCTCTATATACTACTACTACTATATAGTATATACTATACAATGTTATTATATAGTTGTGGGGTGTTATAACAATGGTGAATTTATTTTTGGTTTATTTCTCAGCGCTACTACTACTATATACTACTACTATATAGTATATAGATAAGAGAGGGGTTAAGAGAAGGGTTAAGAGAACTTTAAGAGAGCGCTTAGTATGTGTATGTGTGTGTGTGTGTCTATATACTACTACTAGTACTATATAGTACAAGAGAGAGAGAACTCCACATCCGATGATTATCAACCAATCAACTCCAGCGCTACTACTATATACTACTACTATATAGTATATACTATAAGAACTCCGGCGCTAAAAAGGGGTGGGGGGTTCTATCTCCTATATACTACTACTAGTACTATATAGTACAAGAGATAGAGTACCCCAATGGGGGGCAAATTTTTTTTGAAAAAAGTTTGGAAATATGGATTTTCTGTTGTATCTTTATGGGGGGGGGTGTATATAAAAAAAGTGTCCAATAAATTGGACAGTAGAATGTGGATAAATTTAACCTAAATTTAACATAGAAAGCTTGGAACTTTACCCTTTATGTACTATCTTTACTTTGTAAGTTAATGAGAGATATGAAAAAATTTGAAGTAACCCCCGCTCTGATTGGTAAGTATATTAATCAGGTCCTTTATACGGATGTGAACCCTGTGGGTAAGATTATCGGTATTAAAGGTAAAACGAAAGTGATTATTCAGCCTGTGGAGGCCGGCCCTAATAAGGCTAAGATGGAGTACATCCCTGGCGGATTTGTCGGACACTGTTATAATCAGAATGAACAGGAGTATGACTACGCTGAAGTGGGTGAACCCTTTGAAGCCGCCATATCTAATTCATCCCTTAAAGGTAGGGGTTGGAGAATCGGTGATTCACCCCGAAAGTACTACGATTATAATTTCTAAACCCCAAAGTATGAAAGACCTGAAGAGCACTATTGAAACAAAATTGAACAAAAAAGTAGATTTTTTTCAAGCAACTGATTGCGCTAACCTACTATATACAGCAAAAATCAACGGATTAACTGTGGCCAATGTATATAAGTCATTTGACAGTAAATTTAATCAAGTGTATCAGATAAGGTACACCAGCGAAAACTAAACCCCCCTATTATATATGAGAATTACATCATCAGATATCCGTAAGATAGAAGAGAAATTCGGTGAGTTTGCCCTTTGTAGGGACTGGAAAGGTAACCTATATATCCGTTTTGGGTATTGGAACAGGGTTAATGTGTATGAGCTTCAAAACATCCTACCTAAACCGATGGTTGTGGTGGAGGATACAATGGAGGATGATGAGTTTGGAACTCTTTATTCCTATGAAATCAGGTATTTTTAAAATTCTTAAAGTAAAAGTTATGATACTAAGCAAATGCTGTGATGCAGAAGTAAAATTTGGAATGGTAGATGACCATGTCGGTCATGGTATGCACGAAGAAACAGAATGTTCAAATTGCGGAGAACTCTTTCCGGAAGTGTATGATGACGAAGAGGAAGATTAAAAATAAGTTATGAACAGAGAATCCCTCTTTGACATCCTGCTTTTCGTTGGGCGGATTGTCGGTTGGTTGCTAATCATAGCGGGCAATATCCTCTCCGCTTTGGGAATCGCTCAATTTTTGACCCCCCTATTCAAATGATAAATTTAACGATAATTTAACATAAAAAGCTTGGAAGATTAGCCTTTATGTACTATCTTTACTTTGTAAGTGATTGAGAAATAAACCCCCTAAAAAATGACTAAATTAAGTTCGATTACCCCCCTCCTCCCCCAATTGAGTTCTGAAGAGCTTCGTTCCCTAAATAGTATGGTTATTTCAGTTTTGAAATCCAAACGAGCGCTAGAGAGTAAGTTGGTTGGTGCGCAGTTGAAAGTAGGTGATATGGTTACTTGTAACCACCCAAAGTTGGCCGGGAAATCCCTGCGGGTTACTAAAATCAGCCGAACCAAAGCAACGGTTAGGCCTGACGGCGCTTTCTCCGGCTATAATGTTCCTATGAGTATGTTAATTTTATCCAAATAATTATGATAGAGGTTCATTTGATGCAGAATGGTAAGGTTGTTAAATCCCTTAAATGTTCGCAATATCGGTTGAAATCAACCCTTGCAGGTGTACGAGCGTTAGCCAACACCATGTCCCGAAAAAAGAAGGATACTATTAAGATTGTGGTTAGTTAAGTGGTATGGAACTGATTATTGAAAATTTACAGACCAAACATCACACCAAAGAACCCAGTTTTAACCCCAAAAATGGTAAGTTTTATATAACTTTTTGGAATGATGATGGGACGCACTTTGATTGGTACATCCCATTCCCTCAATTATACCACACCAACCCCTTAGAACGCCTTATTTTGGAGGATGTGGAAAAATTTAACCTAAATTTAACATAGAAAGCTTGGAACTTTACCCTTTATGTACTATCTTTACTTTGTAAGTTAAATGAGAGATATGAAAGAGTTAATGAGAGATATGAAAGAGATGTTTAAAGAAATAAGGGATATGTGGAAAAATGAACCCAAAGAGGTTATATATGGCTACCTATTTCTGCTTGGTGGGTACACTTTGTTTTACTATTTACTACTAATTTTCGGAGAATAAAATAAAAGATATGTTATTAAAAAAAGGAAATTACATGATTATCAAAGAGGTGGTAAATTATGTAGAACGCATTACAGGTAAGAACGCAAATATCAAACTCCCAACCCACTATCATAATTATTTGGGCTATTACGATACTAACGATTTGAAGGCTATAATGCCCGTAAAAATGTTTCGCGATATGGAATGTGTAGTAGCAACTTTAATGGTAACAAAATAAACAATTATGAACAAATTCGAAAAATTCCCATTGATGGTAAGTGTACTAACTGAGACTAATTTTCTGTATGATTACATACTGTCTGATAAACCACCCGTAGAAAAATTGAAATATCTGGATTCTGAAGAGCTTGATTTTTTAAGTGATAAACTTCTTAGTTTGCATAATATAACTATTTCAGCTATGAAATACAAACTAGAAATGGAAAAAAGGCGTGAGGAATTTACCCTCAAAGTGGGTACTATAGTTACTTGTACCGAACCAAAGTTGGTTGGACAAGATTTGGAGGTTATTAAAAAACCCCGTCTACGAGCGATGGGCCGGGTATTAGTTATGGTTCGTCCAATTGGTTCAACCCGTACTTATAAAGTTCCTATAGAGATGATAATTTTCCCGAATGGGGAACACTGCCCTAAACTACAATATACTTGTAGTAAGTATGATTATATGGGACTTAAATGGTCTGATTATTTTCCGTCGGAGTTCTTAGAAAGAAATAACTACTATTCGCATGAGAAGAATTAAACAAAAATAAAAAGGTTATGAAACTTTACCTTATAAAAGCATATAATTCCTCAGGAGGAGGAATCGGTAATTACCATGTAGTTGCAAGTGGGGTTATGGCTGCCAAGAAAGCTGTGAAAGAATTTGACGATGTTGCAACACGTGTTAAATGTATTGAAAAACTTCAGGTAATAATTGCAAAATAAAACTTATGAACACACATCCCGAACATTGGTGCATCCAAGCCACCGAACAGAACTTTGCAGAACTCTACCCTTGGTGGAGGGCAAATGCGGACAAATCTTGGAAGATATTCACGATTGGATTTACCCTAATGTCCTCGCATCCAGACGGCAGTTACTACTTTTCAGACTGCATAGAAGACTGCATTGAACAGTACCCTAATCACCAACCAATCACACTCGAACAATTCCGCCAAATCACTAACCCCAAAAACATGAACACACTCCCCACAAAATGGTACATCCAAGCCACCGAAGAAAACCGCGAAGAACTCAATGCTTGGAGGCTAAAAAACGCTACTCAATATCTTCTAAGATACCACTTCTCGGTCGGTCATACGCTGCTCTCAGAGCATCAATCAGATAATAGTTGTTATTACAGCGATGATGCCGCCGCCGTTAGGGACGACCCTAATTACAAAAATTATCAAGAAATTACCTTAGAACAATTCCGTCAAATTACAAATACAAAACCTATGTCAAACCCCGAAGTAAAAACAATTCAAATCCATCGTACATTACTCAATGAATATTACGAGGCGGCCACCACACCACAAAAAGACTATCTCACCAAACACTTTAAGTTGGATGGGACAACTACCGATGAAGCAATTCGTGGGTTGTATGAATTGGCTTGTAATAAATGGAAATCAATAATCAAAGCAAACCACTCTGAATGCTTTCCGGAAGAAAGCAAGTACTTTGATTTCTCAAAGCATACACGCCAATATGGATGTGATAGCATTGTTTCAAACAATGTAGCTGTTTCGCTTGGGTTATGTAAGAATTTTATTCAAGTTAGGGGTTGTGATACAGAAAATAGTGATCGTTCATTCTACCTTCATAATGACTATAATTGGGAATTAGTCAAAGATGACGCAGCTATGATACTAATCCCAACTAAAAAGGTGAATTAAACAAAAATAAAAACAGCAATGAAAAAGCTAATCCAATCCCTATTCAATAGAAAACGAGTATATAGTAGTAGTAATACTATAGTAAGACCAATGGACTTTAAATACAACCCTATAAACTCAAATCCAAAAAAATTAGGATTAGAACACAGCCCTAACATTAAATCTGTTACCGAACCACCTATCACATCAACCCAATGGTGTGTAGAAGAACACAAACGATTCGCTAATACGATGGTAGGAAAAAAGTGGAAAGGAATTTAAAAACATATCAGAAATGAAAAATACTAAGTATAAGGAAGGGTACATCCCTAAAATCCAATACTGGACAGGTGAGCTGATTAAAGCATCCACTCCATTAAAGCAGATTAAAGCGATTAATAAAATCAACTACTTTAAGAAAAAACACCAACAAGAATATGGGGGTGAGATAGTATCCATTGCTGAACTGATGGTGGTAGATAGCAAACTAAGCGCTGTAACTCATTTTTCTGATGAAGAAAAAGCAGAAAAAGCAAGACGGTTTTTTGAAGAATCCATTCATGGTGTACCATTCGATTGGAAATCGCTATCCAAGCGAGTGCGGTAAGAGCAGGAAGCGCTGTGTTATGACAGGGGGGGGGTAGCATTTCAATGTAAACCCAAAAAAAATTTAATGTGTTATAGGCTGGGGTACCTGTTTTCATGCAGAGGTCATTTTTTTGGCTGTGGAAATACTCCCCTAAAAGCTTGTATAATATACAATACAGCTCTTTTCCTTTTAGCTCAGCTCCTTTCCTTTTAGCTCAGCCCTTTTACTAATAGTTCTATTAATACACAAAACAATATGATAATAGATTACATTAGGGTTCACCTGCCCGCCGTACTTACCGAAGCGAACAATCGGTTAAAGGTATTCAAGTCCGTAGTTCATTACAATCATTTATCTACGAAATTACGGTCTGAAATCATATCAAATATTTTAGAGGCAACATTTTCGGATATCGTTCCAAATATCCGTTCTCCTTTTACGGATGGTGAACCTGATTTATGGGTAGGGGATGTTCCGTTGGAGATTAAAACAGCTAAGACGGTTGGGGTATGGAGGGGGGGAGAATATTCCAAAAGGGAATCGGATTATTTATTAGTTTCGTATGATGATAGTGGGGAGGATATGAAATGGTTTGTTTTCTTTGTGAATTTAAAGAAGGGTGACTGGGTATCTTCAGGTTCTACATCCTATTATGCGACAACGATTGAGTTAGACCAGGTGTTGGACCGGGGTGAAATACTGATAGGTAGTGTGGTTAAAAAACGGGTAAAAAATCACCTTGTTTGTGAATAACTTTAACCTAAACTTAACGATAATTTAATATTGAAAGCTTGGAAATATGGGTTTTCTGTTGTATCTTTACTATGTAAGTTAAAAAAATGAATATGAAAACAATTTGGAAATTTTCAACCCTTATAGAAGGGTTCAAGGAAAAGTTTACTTTGCAAATGCCAAAGGGCGCAGAGATTTTAACCATCCAGACTGACGAAAAAAATAACCATCCGACAATTTGGGCATTAGTTAATCCACAAGCTGAGATGGAGGACCGATTCTTTGAGCTTTATGGAACTGGACACACTATTCACGAGGATATGGGAATTGAAAGAAAATACATTGGGACCTATCAGTACCAGAGGGGTGAATTTGTAGGTCATATCTTTGAACGATTAAATTAAAACTTACGATATGTTTATACAAAATTTCTTTTTAGTTTTTGGGTGTTTATTTTTATCAGCAGGGTTTGTATTATGGACAACAGATGATTTTGTTGAAAGTAAAATGATTGGTGCTAAACACGCCAAAAAAATGATATTAATTGGCGTAATAAGTTTAACTATAATGGCACTGCTGTTAAAGTTTTAATTTATTACACATAACGCCATCAAATATGAGTGGTAAATTTTTCTTTGGAGATTCGGAAAATCAAAATTTATTACTTATATTTGCTGTTAGAAATAGTTAGACATAATTGTTTCTAACGTTACGCAGGTTTGGTTAGTTGCGTAAAATTAGTAAAAAACTTAAATTGAAATACAAATGATTAATTGGATTAAAAACTTATTTAGAAGCAGAGATAAGCAATTAACTAAACCTGCTGTTATACATAGTATTACTTGCGGTGAACGAGATGAAAATGGATTTTGTGATACTTATGTAAATGGTGAAAAGACAAATCTTAGGATGCTTGTTTTTACAAAGGAAGAAGTTGAGCGACTTCACAAAATCCTAGACGACATAAATAATAGCAAGTAATATTGTGTATAACGACCACAGATATATTTAGGTTTTCTTTTTTAATATATACACTAAAATAAAATACGAAGATGAAAGGTAAAGGACACATACAAAGTTTCAACGAACATCAAGAAAACTTGAATATATCTGATGTTAGTGATAGTAAAAATGAGCAAGAACTTATTGATATGATTAAAGATATAATTGATGATGAAGTATATTTACGATATGTGCCTTATTCTATGAAAGATGGTGATATGGAAAAAGACCCTGATTCAGTTAAGGCAGCAGCAGAGGCAATCGTAAATATGTTAAAGAAACAAGGATTGATTTAATTTTTATTATCACTAACATATTTCAGATATATTCAGTTGAATACAAACTTAAAAATGAAAAACAAATGATAAAATTTATTAAAAACTTATTTAAAAGACGAAAACAATTGAATATATCTGTTGTTAGTGTTTCGGTTTGTCCTAATTGTAAAGGAACTGGTTATATAAGTAGTAATAACGCAATATCATTATGTTTATTATGTGGCGGAAAACAAACTGAACACTAACGTCCTCAAATATGAGTAGTAAATTTTTCTATTGAGATTTGGAAAATTAAAATTTACTTCGTATATTTGTAATAACTAACTAAATAAAAAATATTAAACAATAAAACTATGTGTGCAAATAATAAAAGGTACCGTTTCAAAGAAACGGTAGAAATTATGGAAAAAAAGATGGTAGGTATGGATTATAACCAACGTAGGCAGATTTACCAACACTTTTGCATGTCCCGTATGGGTTATTCTTTTTTGGATAAAATAAGGCGTGGTAATATCTTTTTTAAGATAAACCAATCTCATATGGAAAATGAGATTAGTGAACAACTTAGGGGTATCGAAAGTAAATTAATTGAGACGTGGAAAAGTATGGGTTACAACGAAACTGAAATAGAAAAGTTGGTGAGGGCTAATACATTATTGAGTGTAAAAAACAAATCTACCTTGCGTACTGATAAAAAATTGGGCAGGAAACTTTTAAAAGAAGTTCAACTATCATTTTTGAGTAGATAATAAATAAAATAATCCCATATCGAATTGTTTCGGTTATAAGTGAGGTTTTTGGGATTGTAGATTCACAGACCCAAGGTCAATAAGAACTGTCCAATATATTGGACACTTTTTAACCCTAAAATGTGGATAACTTTTGGGAAAAAAGCTTGGAAATATGGGGTTTTAGTAGTATCTTTACTATGTAACAAAAAAAGATATGAAAAAATATTCAGTTTTAATCAAAGAGTTTTACAAATATTGTATAACTTTTTATGAGTTGCGTAATGGTATTTACCCACTTACTACAAAAAAGGGGATTATTGCCGCCTGTAATGAGTATTTGGAAAGCATGCCATTAAGCGACATTGAATTTGATTCCGTTGATAGGGAACGGGTTCGTCTCATTATTGAGAAAAACTTAACGATAATTTAATATTGAAAGCTTGGAAAATTGCTCTTTCTGTAATATCTTTACATTGTAAATTAAAAAATAAAAATTATGAAAAATCTATTTGAGCGATTGAAGCAGGAAGCTAAAGCAGTAATTGAAGGACAGGCTGATAAGTATCCCTTATCGGTTTCCGCAATTTTGGAACAAATGAAATCCTCCAATTATATTGGGGAATTACAATATGATAGTGTTATGTGGTTAGCTAGAGATAGTAAACTAAGGGAAATAGCAGGAATGCACGCGTGGGATTATATGGACCATACATTAAGCATTAAGTTATCTGAAGGATTATTCTATAATTAGTAAGATAAAATTTAGTATGTTAGATATATTAAATGATTATAAGGAGAGGGGATTGTTATATTCGCAGATTCACCCAACCTTACCACTTACTATATGGAACTATACCGAAAAGGTTCAATATGAAGGTTTGTGGGATGAGATTACTTTACAATGTAGAGGTCTTGTTACTGATGGTAGTGGTCAAATAGTTGCTCGTCCATTCCAAAAGTTTTTTAATATTGAAGAGAAAAAGCATACACCAACCCAAAAGTTTGAGGTTTTTGAAAAAATGGATGGTTCTTTAGGAATCGTTTTTATGTGGGAAGGCCGGGCTGTTTATGCTACTCGTGGTTCGTTCACATCCGAACAAGCTATATGGATGGCTAATTGGGGTGATAGGTATAATTTTTCTGAAATTTTAGTAGATGGTTACACCTACCTGTTTGAGATAATCTATCCCGAAAATAGGATAGTTGTTGATTATGGTGGAGTGAGCCGACTTGTTTTACTTGCTGCTATTAAAACCGATACCGGTGAAGAAATTTTGCGAGATGATTCATCTACTTTTGAAATTTATTGGGGTGAACCAGCTACTTTTAAAGGTTGGGATTTAGTAAAGAAATACGATACTATATCTAACTACAACCTATTAAAAGGTATGGTAAAAAACAATCAGGAAGGATTCGTAGTTCGTTTTTCAAATGGTGATAGGGTTAAAATAAAAGGTGAAGAATATTTAAGACTTCACCGAATAATGACCCACCTTTCTACTACCGCAGTATGGGAAGTTCTTTCTAATGGTGGTGATATTCTATCAACCCTAACCGATGTTCCCGATGAATTTTATGATAAGATTCGCCAATACTCAAATAAGTTGGTGGATAAATACAATAAAATAGAGGATGAATATATTTGGATATTTAGGATTCTTAGTAAATCCGATGAATTTGAAAATCGTGCCAGGTTCGCTGAACTTGCTAAAAAGCATAAGTACCCGGCAATCTTATTTAAGATGTATGATTATAAAGATTATTCGAGGTTGATATGGAAAATAATCCAACCTAAATTTTCTAAACTTTAATTTGGATATTTAAAATTTAATTTGTATATTTGTATATGAAAACTATAGTTATATTTGATTTGGATGGTACTCTTGCCTTAATTGATGCTAGGCGAGAAAAAGCAACAAAGCAGAATGGTAAATTAAATTGGGGTGTATTTTTTGACCCACAAAACATTCAGTTGGATAAACCGAATCTGCCTGTTATCTCGGCCTTTTCCGCAATGAAATCGGCCGGATATACTGTAGGTATTTTTTCGGGTAGGGATTCAATATCCAAAACCGAAACTGAAGCTTGGTTGAAATCCAATGGAGTAGATTACGATTTTCTTCATATGCGACCTCAAAAAGATTACACTCCCGATGATGTACTGAAATCCGGGTGGTTGGATGAATTACTTAATGATGGTAATAAAATCCTCTGCGTTTTTGATGATAGGGATAAGGTAGTAAAGATGTGGCGGGATAGGGGAATTGCATGCTTTCAGGTAAATTATGGCGAATTCTAATAGAAAGCATATAGAATAATGGATAAGTTATTTTTAGGTAATGGTGGTTATATTGGTGGGGTATGTGATGGACTTGGTAAATGGAGTGGAATACCACCAATCCTTTGGAGAATAGGATTTTTATTTATATTCCCATACGCATTTTGGATATATCTAATACTTTGGGTTACTTTAAAAAAAGAGGTTTAACAAAATGAAAAAGTTATTTTTAGTTCGTGGCCTGCCAGGTTCGGGTAAATCAACCCTTGCTAAAGCGCTTGGTGGTATTAATATTGAAGCCGACCAATACTTTATGGTGGATGGTAAATATAATTTTGATGCTTCTAAACTTAAATTAGCACATAATTACTGCCAATCACAAACACAAATATGGATGAGATGTAATGACCCACAAATCAATGTAAATCGGATTGTGGTTTCCAACACTTTCACCCAAGAGTGGGAGATGGAAGCATACTATCAATTGGCTGCTAAATATGGATATCAAGTATTTTCTATCATTGTTGAAAATCGCCATAATGGTGTCAATGAGCATGGAGTACCCGAAGAAAAGATTGAACAAATGCGTAATCGTTTTGAAATTAAACTTTAATTAAGATATGAAAAATACAAAATTATCAGTATGGGATTTACCTTATCAATATGGTAAATTTTGGGTTGGTGAATTTACACAATATCACCAATGGGTTGACGAGGAAACAGCAGAACTTATTCTTTTAGAATATTATAATGGTGTTACGGATGGTGATAATTATTTTGGCTTAAATTAAATAATATACATTATGGAAAAAGTAGTTGTTGATGGTATGACCAAGGTCTTAATATCTGAAGGGTATGGTTCAGGGTTTTATACCTATGGAGCACCACCAAACGCAGTTTTTGACCCAAAATTAATTGAGTTGGTTGAATCAGGTAATTACGATGCCACCATATCATATGTAGAAAAAACTTATCCAGGCATACATCTTGGAGGTATATCCGGTTTATCAGTATGTTTAATACCCGTTGATACCGAATTTACAATTAATGAGTATTATGGGTATGAAAGTATTACATACAAACAGGATATTAATTGGATGATATCATAAAATTAATAAAAAAATAAAGTTATGATTAAAATAGATTTTACAATACTATCATTTATAATGATGGTTATTTTTGCGATATTCATCATTACAACGCATTTGTATAAAAAGAATAATGATAAAAAATTGTAAATGCTATGATGACTGCAAAAGAAAAAGCAAAATTTTTGGTGGATAAATTTTATTACTCATTCCCCAACAATGGTAGCCTAAACACAGGAATTAATTGTTGTAGTAGCAGGTGGAGTGAAGCAATCCAATGCGCATTAATAACCTGTAATGAGGTGTTGGGTGATATGGGGGCAGATAGAGGATATGCATATTGGTCGGAAGTTAAATCAGAGGTAAATGAATTAAAGGAACGGCACGAAAAAAGGTGGAATTAACCACCCATATAAAATAGTGTCCAATTTAGTGGACACTATTTCGTGGATTTAGAGCAAAATGTGGATAAATTTAACGATAATTTAATATTGAAAGCTTGGAAATATAGGTTTTCTGTAGTATCTTTACTTTGTAAGTTAATGAGAGATATGAAAACGAACCTAATGAGTTTATTGCTTGTTTACCTTTTCATCGTTGATGAACCTTGTAGGGTAAACCTGCTTAAAGAGCCTGTTCAAAGATTTGATACCGAATTAGCATCCTAAAAAAAATTAAACCCCCTATATTATGACAAAATTTTCAGTTAGTATCCACGGTTCTTCTTACGAACTCCCGTTGAAAGCAATTCGTACTAAAAACTACGGCCCTAATAAGGGTAGTAAGTATGTGTATGTGAATCCCCCCACCGCCGGTCTTTTGGTGAAGCAGTTTGTTAAACGAAATTTCCCAAATGTGCTGTGCCGTGTGGCATCCGATTCTTTTTCGGGTGGTAACTCCCTCCGTGTGTATGTATCCACCAAATTAGGTGCTCCAATTGACTCTCAATCCTTCAAAACGATTTCTGATTTTGTGGATATGTGGGAGTATGGTAAATTCAATGGAATGATTGATATGTATGAAAGTTATGAAAATAGTGGTACTATTTCCGATAATGGATTGGAGTTGGAGGCCGGTGTTAAATACGCATTTACTGAAAACCAACCCCGCTTTGGTACTGTAGAGTGGGTTGTGAATGAGGTCCGTAGTGGGAGAACCTTTAACGATACTGTAAAGTATGTAGATGCTAAGATAGCTGAAAAAGCTAAGGTTGAGTTATTACCATATATGAGTGGTATCACAGCTTAATTAATATTATGAACAAAATAAAGATTTCAGAAATTCGTAAATTCAATGATAATGGAGTTATTCGTGAAGGTATGGTTCACGGTAAATTCAATGAAAACTCATTCATTGTAGTTGTTAAGAATTTTCATACAGGCAAAGAAGAAGATTTTATTGTCAACACATCAGATTTTATAAATTAAAGATTTAACCTAAATTTTATATGAAACAATTGAATTGCCCCCCCTGCTCCACTATTGAGGATTTTATGAATGTATTAACATCCCAACTGAATGAGTATTACAATGCTCAATTCGGTAGGGCGGTAGTTGATATAAAGTTAAACACCGGAAGTAAATTTCACAAAATCACAGTAAACAATTGTGCGTGGGGATTTATCGCCCGTAATAATGGTGTATTAAAAGGTAAACCTTATCTTAGAGGTGATTTATTGAAAGCAGCAACCCACCGTCAACCCGCCGCAATTAGTCGTGGAAATGTTATTGAAGGTTGTAATTATACCCCATACGGACCAAATTATTTAAAATAAAAATTATGATAAAGAAAAAACCAACCAACCGCAATTTAGAAATTGATTTGACTGGTCCTCAAGGAAACGCATTCTTTCTTATAGGAACTGCACGAAATTTGGCCAAACAACTTGGTAAGGATTCAAAAGAAATTACCAATAGGATGATGAGTGGTGATTATGAAAACTTACTTAAAATCTTTGATGAAGAGTTTGGTAGTATTGTTACATTATATCGCTAATAAAAAGTAATAGGTATGAAACTAAAAACCACACCGGATGATGTATTTTACTATTTAGCAGTAGGTTTTTCAACTTTAGTAATTATAGCTTGGGCCTTTGCTATTGTTGGTAATATTTTAACATCATTAATCTAAAAAAATCGTTCCCGTAGCTCAGCAGGTTAGAGCGTCTGACTCATAATCAGGTGGTCGTAGGTTCGAACCCTACCAGGAACACAAAAAAATTAAATTAATAGTTTTTATTTATTTTTTGTATATTTATATTCGGAAAAAACAAAAATATCATGCATTCAATAACACACCCACGTAATCTCTCAAATCAGCATTGGTTTACAGCCATTAAGGTAGATTATACCTATGGGGTTGTTCCGTGGATGTGTATCTAATAAAGAATACAAATCTAAAAGAGCAAGCCCGAACCACAAAATTCGGGCTTTTTTATTATTAACGCAAATTTAATATTGAAAGCTTGGAAATTTAAAAATTTATTCGTATATTTGTTTAGTTCTTGAGTTGGTTCTCACTAAAAAACCATCGTTCTTTGACATCTTGGAAAACCACTGCCCCCTCGTCTAACGGCAGGACAGCAGACTTTGATTCTGTTTATCGAGGTTCGAATCCTTGGGGGGCAACATATAGTCAGGTATTGCGTAATGTGAAAGAGGTTTATCACATCCCAAAAACACCACGATTCAAAATCATTTGGACGCGAGAAGTATAAGGGTTGCAATGTCACAGGTTCGAATCCTGTCCTGACTGCAAAAAGTAATTCCAACAAATAAAGTTGTGAGTTGCATTAAAATAGCCAGCTATAAGCCAACATAAAGCGGTTGGGTACAGACGGAATAATTAACCAGAGTACATTGCAAAAGCTGTGATAATGTAACAAATACCCTTCTGAGTTGGGTTACTTTAAATATAGTCAGGTGGCGGAATGTAGACGCAATCCAACGGAGGAAATGTAGCAATACAGAAGGACACTCAAGAGGGATGCAGGAGGCAAAGACTTAGAAAGCCCTGCGTACAGGTTCGAATCCTGTCCTGACTACATAATGGAAGGGTGGCAGAGTTGGTCTATTGCACCGGTCTTGAAAACCGGAGGGTGTTAAAGCTCCGTGAGTTCGAATCTCACCTCTTCCTCATAATTATGCTCTCGTGGCGCAATTGGTTAGCGCAAGATGCTTATACCATCGAGGTTACAGGTTCAAGTCCTGTCGGGAGTACAAAAGACTTCGTAGCTTAATTGGTAAAGCACCTGGCTTTTAACCAGGGGAGTAACGGTTCGATTCCGTTCGGGGTCACATTTACACCTTTAGCTCAGTTGGTTCAGAGCATTTGTTTTACAAGCAAAGGGTCGCTAGTTCGAATCTAGCAAGGTGTACTCACTCTTAGTGTTATGTGGTAAAACACTTTGACCTCTATGTCGCCTGGTACTGCGGTATCCGAACACAGAGCGAGTAAGTTGGTTCGAATCCAACAGAGTGGACAATATAGTCAGGTGGCGGAATGAAAGCACAAAGAGTAATAGTATGTGCTGGATATGGTAGACGCTAATACGGCAAAAACGTAAGTGAGAAATATCTGGAAGGATTACCACATACAGGTTCGAATCCTGTCCTGACTACAAAACACAATGAACAGAAGTATAGAACAAAGACCAGCGCAGGTCTCTATATGGAGTTAGCACCCTCTGCCGAGGCCTCGTAAAACTACGAATAAGCAGTTAAGATTGGAGCGAGATGGGTACTCCAACATTGTGTTCATTTGGTGATGTAGCTCAGTTGGTAGAGCGGAGGCCTGAAGAGCCTCGCGTCGTTGGTTCGAATCCAACCATTCACCACACAAATATGCCTGTATCGCATAGCGGCAATTGCAACTGACTGTAAATCAGTTCTCGTTTGAGTCCGAAGGTTCGAGTCCTTCTGCAGGCACACATTGGAATATAGCTCAGTTGGTTAGAGCATTTGACTGATATTCAAAAGGTCGCTGGTTCGAATCCGGCTATTCCAACACAAGGCTCCTTAGGCTAATGGATAAACTGCTTCGCTACGGACGAAGTGTTAAACGTTCGAATCGTTTAGGAGCTACAATTTGGTACTGTGTCCGACTGGCAAGGTGGGGCTCTGCAAAAGCCTTTATATTGGTTCAATTCCAATCAGTACCTCAAAAAATACGGGTGTAGCTCAATTGGCAGAGCAATAATCTCCAAAATCATAGGCTGGGAGTTCGAGTCTCTCCACCCGTGCGTGAATGGCGAAATAGCTCAATTGGTTAGAGCGCAGGTCTCATAATCCTGAGGTTAGCAGTTCGATTCTGCTTTTCGCTACTAAAAAAAAGAAAGAAGATGAAAAGGTTTAAATCAGTAGACAACAGAGTGGTAGATGTTGTTGAACATACCTTGGATATAATGAAACGGTATCCTAATCTAAAAGTTCATATTGGTACTGATTCTCAAAATGTAGGATTGGAAACATCGTATGTAACTGCAATAGCATATCGTTTTGGTATCAGAGGTGTTCACTATATTTACACAAAAGAAAAAGTTCCATTGGTGCGTGATATGTTCACAAGATTATTTGATGAATGCGCTCGTACATTGGAAGTGGCAGAATGGTTTACCCAACAAATCAACATAAATGTTGAAATTGATATGGACTATAACCAAGACGAAATTGCACCTAGCCACAAACTTATAGGAGCAACTCGTGGTTGGGCCTTATCGTTGGGATACAAAGTGAATGTCAAACCTGATATTCAAATTGCTACAAAAGCGGCAGATTATCACTGCCGTTAAATGGCGGCTGTAGCTCAGTTGGTAGAGCGCTAGATTGTGGTTCTAGTGCGGGTGGGTTCGATTCCCATCGGTCGCCCCAAAGGAAGATTGGCTGAGTGGTCTAAAGCGGCACCCTGCTAAGGTGTTAATCGGGTAACTGGTTCATTGGTTCAAATCCAATATCTTCCGCAAAAAATAAATTTGGATAATTAAAATTTATTTTGTATATTTATACCGAAGTGGTGGAATTGGCAGTCACACTGGTTTTAGAAACCAGCGCTTTATAGCATTGCGAGTTCGAGTCTCGCCTTCGGTACAATTGTCTTGATAGCTCAGAGGTAGAGCGACGGACTGTTAATCCGTTGGTCGTAGGTTCGACTCCTACTCAGGACGCAATCAATACGCTCCGTTCGTCTAATTGGTTAGGACATTCCCCTTTCACGGGAAAGCTTACGGGTTCGAGTCCCGTACGGAGTACAAAAAACAAAAACTATGAAAAAACTACTTATTACCCTATTTGTATTACTTAGTTCAACTGCGTTTGCACAAAAGCCAATGGTTGGATTTACTGTTACTGAAATCAAAGAAAGAAATCGTCTTGAATTTGGTACAACAAATTGGGAAAGATTAAATCAATCTGATTATTGGGTTATATATACAGTCCATCCTAAATTTGATTTAATGACTATGTACTTTTTTAAGTGGGGTGGAACTGAAAATATTATGTGTGCCCAATCAACTAAATCCGATGATGTGGCAAGGGAAATGCTAACAAGAATAATAGAAACCCACCACAATTTAGGTGATAATCATTATAAAAATAATAACGGGCTTGTTGTTCACTACAAATGGCAATCGGATATGGAAACACATCAATTTATGCATTTCAATCCTGAAGGTAAAAGGATTTTTTAAAATTGAAATATATTGCGGGTTATGGAAGTGGTCTATCCGCCAGGTCTCATAAGCCAGGAATCGGGGGTTCGAATCCCTCACCCGCTACAAAAGGGCTGTTAGTTCAGTTGGCTAGAACGTCTGATTTGCATTCAGAAGGTCATCGGTTCGACTCCGGTACGGTCCACAAAATGCTTCTTTAGCTCAGTTGGTAGAGCTCCCGCCTTGTAAGCGGATGGTCATTGGTTCGAATCCGATAAGAAGCTCACTTTGCGGCAGTAGCTCAGTTGGTAGAGCATAACCTTGCCAAGGTTAGGGTCGCTGGTTCGAATCCAGTTTGCCGCTCAATGGTTCATTAGTATAATAGTAGAATACGGCACTGTCACTGCCGAGGCAGGGGAGCATAACCCCTATGAACCGCAATGAGTAAGAGATACTCAGAGTCTTTAGTTCAAGACTTAAACAATGGGCTCGCTTAAATCGGACAGCGGAATGCCGGTTCTTAGGGTTAAAGGTGCCACTCACAGCTCCTCCTTCGTAGTGTGACTGTTTTAATAGGGGATGCCCTGTAGGTTTTATCAATAGGAAAAAACCAGAATGACTACTCACCCCAAATCTCAGGGTGGGGAAACATAGGGGAATATATCAATTGGTTAGATTACGTGCTTTGGGAGCACGAGGTTGTGGGTTCGAGTCCCGCTTCCCCTACTAACTTAAAAAATAAAAAATGGCACTTTTAATCGGAATGTTACTGATGCTTTTGGCGCAGATACTTACTTTCTATCAACTCCAGGGTCAGTTAAAATACCAATGGTTCAAAGATAACTATTGGGTTATTGTATTGATGGGTATTCCTATATCAATGATGTATATGGAATCGGTTCGTCAAATCATCACTCATTATGGTGGATTACTTTGGCCATCTCGTCTTATTGGGTTTGGTATTGGGGTAGTGGTTTTTGCTATACTTTCACAATTAGTTTTTGGAGAAAACCTAACCACAAAAACAATGGTATGTTTAATCCTTTCAGGAGTTATTATACTGATACAAATATTTTGGAAGTAAAAAATCAATATTTATTTATATAAACAATTAAACAATTTAAAAAAACAATCTATGAAAAAAAGTTTTATTCTCGCTCTTTTGAGCATGTTTAGTTTCGCACAAGCGCAAACTACAGTTGATACCATCCGAACAGATATTACAACAAACACCACTTGGAATAGTGGAACAATTTATTTATTAGAAGGTAATCGGTTTGTAAAGAATGGCGCAACACTAACAATTGAACCTGGTACAATTATCAGAGGTGATAAAGCATCAAAGGGAACGCTTATTATTACAAAAAACGGCCGCATCTATGCAAACGGAACGGCGGCTCAACCAATTATCTTTACATCCAATCAAACTGTAGGGCAGCGTACTTATGGTGATTGGGGTGGGGTTGTAATATTAGGAAACGCTACAACAAACATTCCTGGTGGAGTTGGTATTATTGAAGGTGGGCTCTTAGGACAAGATGCTACTTATGGTGGAACTGATGATGAAGATAGTTCGGGTGTATTTAGATATGTCCGCATTGAATTTCCCGGCATAGCATATCAACCCAATAGTGAAATCAATGGATTGACATTTGGTGGGGTTGGTAGTAAGACTGTGGTTGAGAATGTTCAAGTATCCTATTCTGGTGATGATTCCTATGAATGGTTTGGTGGTACAGTCAATTGTAAGTACTTGATTGCCCATCGTGGATGGGATGATGATTTTGATACTGATTTTGGTTATAGAGGAAAAGTTCAATTTGCTCTTTCAATGCGTGACCCGCAGATTGCAGACCAATCTCAATCAAACGGATTTGAATCCGATAACGATGGAACAGGGACTTCAAACACACCACAAACTGCTCCGATATTTTCTAATGTAACTATCATCGGCCCAAAAGAAAATGGTGGACCTGCTTCTCTTTATCGTAGGGCGTTACATCTTCGTAGGAACACCCGTACATCGGTCTACAATTCCCTTTTTATGGGATATCCGACTGGATTGCATATTGATGGTTCATCGGCTCAATTAAATGCGACTAATGATTCACTCCAAATTGAAAGAGTGGTATTTGCTAATATGACTAATAAGTTTGAACAAACACAAGGTACGAATACTTGGGCTGGGATGTTGAATTATTTTGGTGATACTTTGAGAGGAAATGAGATATTTGATAGTACATCCCAAATCGGATTATCTTCGGGTTATAATAGCCTAACAAACCCACAGCTATTACCACAACAAAATAGTATTCTATTAACAGGTGCTTCTTTTTCAAATCCCCGAATTTCAAATAATTTCTTTACGCCCGTTACCCATCGTGGTGCGTTTGGTCAATCTGACTGGACGAGTGGTTGGTCTAATTTCAACCCAGATACAATTAGGACATCGGTTCGTTATATGGAGATTTCAAACCGAATGAATGTTTATCCCAATCCAATTAAAAATGAATTTATGGTAGAATGCGGTGAACGAATTACAAATATTTCAGTATTTAATATTATGGGTTCTAATGTTCAATCGGATATTACATACAATGAAAACCATTCAATGGTTACTATCGTAGATAATGTAAGTGGTATTCTTTTTGTTAATATCACAACACCATCGGGAAATTACACAACGCGTATTATAAAAAATTAGGATAAGGTAAAAAATGTCAATACTAATCGCATCAGACCACGCAGGATGGGAATTAAAAACTCAACTGATTGAGTATATGGATAAGTGTGGAATGGAATTAACGGACTTGGGAACAAATACTCCCGAGTCCGTTGATTACCCGGACTACGCACACAAAATGTGTTCAAACTTTAAATCGCAATTTGGTATTCTTATATGCGGTAGCGGTAATGGGGTGTGTATGACAGCAAACAAATGGCCAGGTATTCGTGCGGCACTTTGTTGGGATGTTGATATAGCACGATTAGCAAGGGCACATAATAATGCAAATATTATTTGTTTACCCGCAAGGTTTCTTTGTATTGATGATGCAATTGATATCCTTAACACTTTTTTAGAAACCGATTTTGAGGGAGATAGGCATATTAAAAGAATGATGGCAATTAATATAAATGAAAATGTATAAATTAGAAGATGTAAACAGCGGACGGATTTGGGAAGCCGAATCCGTTAAATGGGCCCAAAGAGATTTACGAGGTGGAATCAAAAATTGGGAAGATGGTGGACCGCATGTTGGTAATATGCTTGTTCTTGATTTTGAGTATTCAGATGGTATGGGTTCATTCTATTCTTTTTGCTCTGATAAGATAACCGAAATTGTAAATTGGAAGGGTAAAAATATTCATTTCAAAACTGAAGGTGATAAGGAATACAAACTATCTTTTAAATTTTGATGAAAATAGACGCTTTACTTATAATTACTATCAAATATATAAAATATGAAATGGGATGAATATTTTATTAACATAGCCGAACAAGTTAAGTTAAAATCTAAAGATGAAAAAACTCAAATCGGAGTGGTTATAGTTGGTAAAGATAACGAAATTGTTTCTACCGGCTATAACTCATTTCCACGAGGGATTAATGATAATGTTAATGAAAGACAAGAAAGACCAGAGAAATACTTTTGGTTCTCACATGCGGAAACTAATTCTATAATAAATTGTGCAAGAATTGGAGTATCTACACTAAATACTAAAATGTATATGACTTGTGGAATACCTTGTGCGGATTGTGCTCGTAATATAATAAATTCCGGCATATCTGAAATAATATGTAGAACAAATAGTGGAGCTAAAGGGCCCAAATGGGAAGAAAGCGCTGAACGAAGTATCAAAATGTTTGAGGAAGCGGGGGTAGGTGTTTTTTATTACACAAAAAGTTTGGATAATTAAATAATTATTTGTATATTGTGTAAAGTTAAATGGGAAAGAACATGAAAGAATACTACTTTTATTTTAAATCGGACACTACAAAAGAAGCACTTAGTAAAACAAAAGCAAGTTCTTTAGAAGATGCTATTGAGTTATTTTGTGAAACAAAAAAAATGAAGAAAGACCAATTTAGTGAACTGTTTAGTGTATCTGAAGCGGTGAGGAAAAAAGTAGTTGATAAATAATGATAATGCCTCGGTGGTGAAATAGGTAGCCACGCAGGACTTAAAATCCTGTAGCTGATGAAGCTGTACCGGTTCGATTCCGGTCCGAGGTACAAAAAATGAATATGCGCCCGTAGCTCAGTTGGATAGAGTAGTATATTTATATAATTTGCGGTTATGATGTAATTGGATAGCATTAAACTCTTCTAAAGTTTCCGTATAGGTTCGAACCCTATTAACCGTACAAAAAAATAAAAAATAATGAATATAAAATACAAATTTAAAAAATTGCAGGTTTGGTTTAGGCAGGGGCTGGTTAGACACGAGCCCTATACCGAAAGAGAGATTTTAACAAAGAGGGTTTTAATCCGATTGATGTCAAATCCAAAAACCCACTACTTGATGACACCATCGGGTAGATACTATGTTCAGACAGATGATAAACAATACACTTTGATATTGCAAAATAATATGGTTAAAGTTTCCAACCACTACTATACATTTGAGTTTACCATTAGTTCATTCTTATCAAATGAATTGATTGGGTTAGTACAAAAAGCAATTGAGAAAGAGCGTGGGAAAATGGAAGAAGAAATGTTTAAAACTGAAATAAACATGCTTAATGATATTTTATCAAAAAAATAATTGTATTTATTTAAGAAAAAATTTGGAAATATGAAATTTCTTTTGTATATTGTGTAAAATTTAAAACAAATTAATTATGAAAAACATCTTTTTTATCGCAATGGTAGTTATGGCTGTATCATTTACGGCTTGTACCAACAACGCTGAACAAACTGAATTGGTTGCCGAACCAGTTGATTCTGCTGTTGTAGATTCTACTGAGGAGTTGTATCCTGTTGTAGATAGCACAGCAGCTGCTCAATAATAGTTTTTCAGATTACATCCCCCTTAGTGGGGATACTTGCGGGTATCGTATAATGGTATTACATTCGCTTTCCAAGCCTATGACGGTGGTTCGATTCCATCTACCCGCTCAACAAAATAAATTATGAGTTATTTAGGACAGGTTATTTATATAAACGATGGTATGTTTCAAGTCTATCGTACAATGAAAGAAGAACCAAATCTAAATGTAGATTTCATAAAACAATATTGGGAATGTAGCCATACCTTTAAAAAGGATGGTTTGTTATTTTTTTGTAGAGAAATAGTATCTATACCATTTGAAGAAATTACTGATGGAACTGATTAATACATATCCCGTCAAAAAATCAGATTTAGGTTTTCACGGAAATCTTTTCGGAGGAAAAGCATTGGCGTGGATTGATGCTTCCGCAGCTGCGTACGCAATGCAGGTATGTGATACCCCCCGTGTAGTAACTATTAAAATAGATGAGTGTCTATTTAAGAAGCCCGCAAAAGAAGGGCAACTATTAAAGGTATATGGTAGTGTAAATCATATTGGAAATACATCGGTTAAACTATACATTGAAGCAAGAGCGCATAATGTATATACAGGCAACCAAACCACCGTTGTATCTACCTATATTACCTTTGTGAGAATTGATGAGGATGGAAACCCGATTCCTATTTCAGAGCGGGTTAAGAAAAAATATGGGTTTAAAATTGACCCGATTGACAGGGATAATACCCTATTTACGAATTAAAACCAACTGTCCAATAAATTGGACACTTTTCCACACGAATGTGGATAACTTTAATGGAATTTTAATCTCAAAAGTTTGGATTTTTGCTCTTTTATACTTATCTTTGGGTATTAAATAGTTATTGATATGAGTAAAACCAAAAGAGACAGGAAATTGCTTGATTTTAACGGCAATTGGAGTTCAGGAGAGGCTGCACACCATATCAGTAAAAAAATGACAGAACAGGTGGTCAAGTCACCTAAATCTTATTCAAGAAAGAACAAATCTTGGTTAAAAGATTTAACGCAAATTTAATATTGAAAGTTTGGATATTCCCTATTTCTGTATTATCTTTACTTTGTAAGTTAATTCCTCCTATATGAAAAAATACAAAAAAAGCAAGTCCTACTATTCCGACTATTGGTTGGATAAGTCGCTCTTTACCCCTACCATATATCGTGGTGGTTTTGGTGGTTCTACTAAAACTGATGCGTATGAGGTCAAAACTAATGACCTTATTAAGTTGGCCTCTTATAAACGGGCCATTTCTAACTTTGTTAGAATTGTAACAAACAAACAAATTCCTGTCAAATTTTCTACAGGCAACCAATCTTATACTGATGGTAGTACTGTGGTAATTTCTTCAAAATTGGATGATGCTGAATTTGACCCGACGGTAGGTTTGGCTCTCCACGAAGGTTCGCACATTAAACTTACCGAATTTAGTATTCTTCAAAAATATTTCGCACCAAGCTCTACAGTGATACCACCCGTTATTGCTAATCGTATTGCTGAAATGCCGACGGTATTTGAATCTGATATATTGGCTGTTCGTGCATTGAGGCAGGATGCATATACTTATCTAAAAGATATCCTTAATATTGTTGAGGATAGGCGAATTGATAATTACATTTATAACACAGCCCCTGGTTATCGTGGGTACTATCACTCTATGTATGATAAATACTTTAATGATAGTGTTATTGATAAGGCTTTGGTATCTGATGAATATACCACCGAAGATTGGGAATCTTATATGTTCCGACTCATCAACATTACAAACAAAAATCGTAGGTTGGGTGCTCTAAAATCTTTTCCAACGATTTGGGCTTTGATGGATTTAAAAAACATTGGTAGGTTAAAAACTACTACTGATAGTTTGGAGTTGGCTTCTAATATTTTCTTAACTATCTTTGATGCAGTTTATACTAATAACCCCGCACAAAGTAAAGAATCATCTTCTTCATCTGATGGTGATGGTAATGAATCATCTTCAGGTGATTCTAACGGTAATTCACCAATGACAGGTGATACTGATTCACCCCAAACAGGTAACGATTCTATGGAATCTAATGGTGATGGTAATTTGGATATGAGTAATTCTTCTGATGGTGATTCTTCTGATGGTGATTCTTCTGATGGTGATTCTTCTGATGGTGATTCTTCTAACAATAGTTCTGGTGGTTCTGGAGATAAACTTTCACCTTCTCTTAGAAACAGACTTAATAACGCTATAAAAAAGCAGAAAGATTTTTTGAATGGTGATATTGCTAAAAGGAAGATTGGTAAAAATGAATCCTCTGTAGTAAACGCTTTAGAAGAATCTGATGTAGATTTGAAGAATGTATCCGCTGAAATTCAATGGCGTGGTGTTCAGAAAACATCGTGTTATTTAGTTAGGAAGCTGACTAAATCGCTGATTGAATCTCAGGCATTTGGTATTACTACAAACTACAATGGTAGAACTGATTATAATCAAACCCACATTGATAATGGTATCGCATTAGGTGTTTTATTGGGTAAGAAGCTGAAAACGCGTGATGAGAATCGTAGTTTGGTTACACCCCGTCTTAAATCGGGTAAAATATCATCCCGAATGTTACACGAGGTTGGGTTTGGTAATTTCAATATCTTTGAAAAGATTCAAACTAATTCGGTAAAGCCGGTTACTCTTCACATTTCAGTTGATGCTAGTGGTTCAATGGGTGGAAAGAAATGGGATAACACACAAACTGCTGTGGTTGCTATCGCTAAGGCCGCTTCAATGATATCAAATATCAATGTGGTTATTAGTTACCGAAGCACATATGATAATGGCACATCAGTTCCGATGATTGTAATTGCTTATGATAGTAGGGTTGATAATTTCTCAAAGATTAAAAGTATGTTCAAACATTTAATTCCAAATGGTACAACACCTGAAGGATTGTGTTATGAGGCGATTATGGGAGAAATTTTGAATTCCAAAGATAATTCCGATAAATACCTAATTAACTTTTCGGATGGTATGCCTACCTTTGAAAATAAGGAAATGAGTTATGAGGGCGACTCTGCTATTAAACACACCGCTGACCAGGTCAATAAAATGAGGATGGGTGGTGTTAGTGTTCTATCTTACTTTATTAGTGAATATAGTTCGCAACGAATGCATAATACCTCCTACGCCGATGATTTTAATCGGATGTATGGTAAGGACGCGAGGTTCATTAATGTAAAAGAGGTTATGGACCTGGCTAAGACATTAAATGGTAAGTTTGAGGTGGGTGTCCAATAAAATGGACACTTTTCCCTCAAATGTGGATACGCTGTGGATAAATTTAACGCAAATTTAACATAAAAAGTTTGGATAATTGCTACTTTTGTAGTATCTTTATATTGTAAGTTAAACCCCTATATATGAAAAACCAAAGATTCGTTTTCGGTACTATCGTTCAAAGTAACGGCGTACTAATGTTCCAAGATTCAAATGGAGCAATGTTCAACATCCCAGCTCTTAATGAGAAAGGGACTTCCCTCTACAGCAGGGCTCTTCAGGCTTCTAAGCGACCTGATAAATTCCGATTCAAAATTAGGGTAAAGGGTTCGTTCACATCTGGTGAACTTTGTTTTGGCCGTGTTCCCGCTTCTAAAGCAACCGATACCACTCCTGTTATGAACTTCAATAAACCAAATGGTGGGTTGGGGCAGTACGCTGTGGATTCGGTTCACAAACCTACTGTGACTGTGGTATCAACCCCAGCTCAAACCACCGCTCCGGTGGTTATGCCTGAAAATGTTTTGAACTTTATTCACTGCGAAGCTGCGGAGTTGAAGCCGAAGATGTTGTTTATGCCAGAACTTAAATGGAAATATTTAATTCGTAATATTCTTCGTGGTAAGAACATTATGATGACCGGTGCGGCTGGATGTGGTAAGACGATGGCTGCTAAAGCTGCGGCTTCTTCAATTGATGGGTATTCTACTTTCATCATCAACTTGGGTGCTACGCAGGACCCGCGAACTACTTTGATTGGTAATACTCAATATGACACGGCCAAAGGTACTGTGTTTAATCAATCACCTTTTGTAAAGGCAATCCAAACACCAAACACTGTGGTTGTGTTGGACGAGATTACGAGGGCGCATCCTGAAGCGTGGAACATTTTGATGACGGTTCTTGACCCTGGCCAACGCTACCTTCGTTTGGATGAAGCCGCTGATGCTCCCACTATCAATGTGGCCGATGGTGTTTCGTTCATCGCTTCCGCTAACATTGGTAATGAATATACCGCCACCCGAATGCTTGACCGTGCTATCTTAGACCGATTTACGATTATTGAAATGGATTCGTTGACTAAGGATGAAGAATCAACTTTGCTTGGGATGATGTATCCTTCAGTATCTTCGGAACTGTTGGGCAATGTGGCTGAAATTACGGCGATGACTCGTGATGAGATTCGTAGTGAATCACCCAAACTGACTAACTCGCTATCTACTCGTACTGCGGTGGAAATTGGTTCGCTACTCTACGATGGATTTAGTTTGACTGAGGCCGCTGAGATTGCTATCTATCCCTTCTTTGATAGTAGTGGTGGGGCTCAATCGGAGCGTGTGTTTATGAAGCAGTTCGTTCAAAAGTTTGTAAAAACTGGTGAAGAAAACCTCTTCAATACCGAAGATACTGCTGTTAATAATCCGTTTTAATTTATATGGGGTATAATAAGTTCAAATGGTGGAGAAATGGGGCTCGTAAAGAGCCCCTTTCTTTTAATGCGCATCTTTATGATAAGATTGTAAATGGTGATTTTGATTTATCCGATTTTTTCAAACAGGCTTTTGAGGCTAGGAAAAAAGCAAATCGTGCATATGAACTTGCCTATAAAAAGTATGGTGGCAGTTCAGACTTTGATAGGTGTGAATCTGCACGGGATGCGAGTAGGATGGATAGGGTTCGTGCTTTGAAGCTTGAATTTGAAGGTGAGTTAGATGAGATTCGTATATTGAATTCGCTTCGGAGTGAACTACAAAAAAAGTTTGGTATTGATGTGTGGGATGAAATGATGAATGAATCCCCAATGGATTTAGATGAGTTATATAATTATTACTATCAAAAATCAATTAATAAATAATGAAGATGAAACCCAAGATGAAAACCTTAAACGCATTAAAAGAGTATAAAAAAAATCATTATACTAGATATAAGCAATCCGATTTTGTGGGACCTATCAGAGCATTGGGTAGGATTAAAGCGCTTAACAGGCATGGCGGTATTGTTATTAAAGAAGCACCTGCTTTCAGAGGAGTCTGTCAAGCAATTGGAACGGCGGATACATTCATTATTACAATGTGGGATAATGGTAATGGTAATTATAGATTTGAAATTTGTGAGAAAGATAGTTATTCTCAAAAAAATGTATCACCAATATTTTGATATTTAAAATTTCTTTTGTATATTTGATATGATGTATGACCCGAACAAACCATTGAGTAACGAAGAATTGGAATCTTTATCCAGAGATGAATTCTTTGAATATTTAGATAGTAAAGCAGAATACCTAAAAAGGTTTTCAACCCCACTATCAGGTTATAAACTGAAGAGGTTTGCTTATGGAACTGCTGCTGTTAGTGGTGAGGTAATATCCCATTCTCATCACGAACAATTAGGTAAATGGGGTAAAGAAAATTTTCATAAAACTTGTGAAATCGTTAAAAATAAATTAAAGTAAAAAAATTATGATGTACTATTTAGTAAAAGTAAAAGTTGAGACCGATAATGGTAATGGTAAAATCAAAAAGAACACGGAACAGTATTTGATAAAAGCAGTATCGGTTACAGATGCAGAAGCACATATCACCGCGTTTCTACAAAATTCTCCATTGGAGTTTGAAGTTAGTTCCGTTACACAAACAAAAATTCTAAATGTGATTGGAAATTAAGTATGGTTTATAGCATAGGAGACAGAGTAGTAGTTAGTGTATATACTAATTTTATGGTGGGTAAGGTTGTTTCAAAAACAAAAATCAGAAACAGCAATGCTTACGATGTAAAATTAGAAGATGGTAGATTGATAGAAAATTGTTCACTTAATAAAGAAATAGCTAATGGCTTTTTAATCAATAAACGATTAACCCAATTATTCAATGAAAAAGAAAATGACGCAGCCGAAGGTAGTATCGGTGAATCCGCAGTTTGATAGGATTAAACGGCGTGTACTTAAAAAGTTTCCTGATGCTAAAACCACTATGACTCCAGAGGGCAGATACAAAGTATCTAATGGATATGGTGGGTATATTGGTGATGAGGTTTATTTACCCTCTCAACCAACTATTATGGATGCTTGGTATTGGGCTAATGAATGTTTGAAAACGATTCAGAATATTAATCGCACACATCCCGATAAAAGTATAATGGATTTTGATGAAAGAAAATTCAATAGGGTATCATCCCGTAATTTTAGGAAAAACAAAAAGTCAAAAATAGATAATAATTAATTCTTTTTCTATATTTATTATTGTATAACAATTAAACAAAAAAGTTATGAATAGTAAATATAAAAACGCACCGATTAAGAGTTATGTAAATAATTCGTTTGGAATAACTCAAAAACAGGAAGCTAAGTTTCAGAAATACGCTGGAAAAAACTATACTGATATTGATTTACAAATTAATCCCGAACTAAAGCCATCCGATTATCCCGTAAAACCATTTACCGAAATTGGTAGTTTAAAGATAGGGAATAATGAAATGGTAATTACAAAAGCGGAAGCAGAACGAATTATTGATACTCTTAATGATGCTTTACTAACAGTAGAAAAAAAGTATAGGTTAAATATATTTAACTAATAAAACACAATGGGTTCAAACAATCAAAGCACTACTGAATTTGAAAAATTAAAAGATGCTTTGTTTGGTGGATATGGATTTAAGCCAGACCCACACACATCACATTCATTTGCTATTAGCTCAAACGCACCGACTACTGGGCCAATAACGCATATACATAACGCAACAGATAGAGAATCAATTCTTTTAAACAAAGAAACTTTTGATAATTATATTTCCAATTGTGCTGATATAATAAAAAAGAAAAAAGAACCATATTATACTTTAGTAAAAAATAATCTTAAAACAGTTTTCTTTTCTACCGATGTAGAGGTAGATGATGTTTATAAAACTAAAATGCGGGAAAGACTGCAACTTATTTTGAATAAAACATATTATAATAAAAACGAAATATTGGAAGAGGTTGTGTGGATAATTGATGAGTATATTGCTGAAAGTGGTTACGCATTATCCAAAGAAATTTTAGTTTGGTTAAACGAACAATATAAAAAAGATTAACTATTTATTACTATGGATATGGAAGTTTTCTGGAATGAGCAGGAGTATGATTTCTATAAATCTCTCTCACCAAGAGATAAGTTGATATATTTTTCCGATATGTATTCAGGCTTTTTTGAAAAGCTGGGCGATGAAGAAGATATTATAGAATTTTCTGATGAGGATAGTTTAGATGCGGACAGATTGGAAAGTTTATTTTCCGATTATGATACTGAAGATAAAAATAAAAAGTTCATAAAAATTCAATGTCTACAAAACGAAGATATTACACCCGTACTACTTAAATTGATTTGTGATGGATTTATACTTAAAAAATCTGATGTAGTTCGTTCCCCAAATGGGGATACGCATAGATTTATTGTAATAGGACAAGTACCACCAACATCATTAAATTAATTTATGATACTTGATGAGTTTGATTTTGATAATGGAATATTTGGTCAGATTCGGTATAAAAAAGATACAAAAATTTTTTTCAATAAATTGTTTATGGAAGATGAGTTCAGATGCTATTTAGTTAATTCATCAAATGGGAGAGAAGTTTATTTAACATCCACACCAACTCAATCCGAAGCAAAGGCTTATTTGTTCCAATTACATAATTCAAGACACAAATAACTTTGGTATGATTTTTGATATATATTAAAAGAGTATAACCTAAGGGCGCAACCGACTACCGTAAGGGGTCAAAATTAAAATTATGTTTAACAATTAAAATAGATTTAAGGACTATTATGACACACATTAGAGAATTACCTGCTTCACCATTTGATATTTTGGTGAAAAACTTTTTCACAACCGATTCATTTTTCGCACCAGCGATGGATGTAAAAATCGGTCATCCCGTAGATATCTACGAAACTAAAGAAGGGTTATGTTTTGAAATCGCTGGCACCGGTTTAACCAAAGAAGATATTGATATCAATATTGAAGGCGATTTGTTGAGGGTTTCTTATACCAAAAAAGATGAAACCAAAGAAGGTGTAAACTATATTCACAAAGGAATCGCAAAGCGCTCTTTTAATTTAGGATATAAGATTGCCCGTAAATATGATTTGAATTCAGCAGAAGCATCTATGAAAGATGGTTTACTCAAAATCAGTATTCCATTTGCTGAAGAATCAAAACCAAAATCACTAAAAATTAAGTAATCAAATAAAACCCGCGCCTTTGGGTTATAATCTTTTAAAAAGTTATGTATGATTCAGTACGCTGATATTATTGTAGATTTACAAGCCGGTGATACTGGTAAAGGTAAGGTTGCGCATTTCCTATCCAAAGATAAAGAATACACTCATGTGGTTCGTTATAATGGAGGGGGAAATGCCGGCCATACCGTTTATCACAATGGAGAAAAATTTGTAACCCACTATATTCCCGTTGGTGTATTCTATGGTATTAAATCTATCATCGGGCCTGGATGTGTAGTAAACATTTCAGACCTTTATAAGGAATGGAAAGAATTAGAGGATAAGGGTATTAATGTATCTGATTATCTTTTCATAGATAAGAGGGTTCATATGATAAGGTCCGAACATTTGATGGAAGATTCCAAAGATACAAAAATAGGAACTACCAAAACAGGCAATGGGCCTGCGTATCGGGATAAGTATGCCCGAACAGGTATTAGAGTGGGTGATACATTCAAATTAAAAAACATTATTGATATCTACGAAGAGTTTTATGGTAGTACATCTGTAAAAATCTTATTTGAAGGTGCTCAAGGATTTGAGTTAGATATTGATTGGGGTGATTACCCTTATGTAACATCATCACATTGTACAGTTGGTTCTGCTATTATGAATGGTGTTCCACCACAAAAGATACGAAAGGTGTATGGGGTAGCAAAAGGATATCGTACCTATGTAGGAGCAAAGCAATTTGAGGGGGATAATGAAATCTTTAGTAAGATTCGATTGTTGGGTAATGAATATGGTGCTACCACTGGTAGGAGTAGACAAGTTAATTGGTTGGATATGGACTTACTTATCAAAGCAATAAATTTAAATGGTGTAACCGATATGGTGTTCAACAAAATTGATGTATTGGAAGAGGCAGGTACACTTTGTTTTATTTACTATGGTAAACCAATGTATTTTGAAAATTCAGATTCATTTAAATCGGAGATAGAATCTATCATCAGAGTGAAGTGTCAATCTGTTCAAAATATTATTTTCAGTTATTCACCACATTCAATTTAAAAAAATTAACGAAAATTTAATATGGGGGGTTTGGAAAAATCCCCCTTTTTTATTATATTTGTAGTATCTAAACCAAAAACTATGTCAAACTTAGGATACGCTTGCATCAATATGACTTTGGGCAAGAAAAAGATTACCACCAATAGGGGTATGATTAGAAAAACCTTTTTAAAGGAAGGTATTAGCAGGGCTTCGGAGCTTGGGTTGCAAAACACTCGTGACCTGATAGAGATTATCAAATGGAATGAAAATATGGGTATAAAACTCTTTAGAATCACCTCCAATCTATTCCCCTGGTCATCTGAGTACCCACTATCAGATATGCCTCATTTTGCTCATATATCCAATCTCCTGAAGGGTGCTGGGGTATTGGTATCCAACTATGGACAAAGGATTACATCTCATCCTGGCCCCTTTAATGTACTCGTTTCACCCAATGAAAAGGTGGTAAACAACACCATAACCGATTTATCGTTGCATGGGGAGGTCTTTGACCTGATGGGGTTGAGTAGAACCCCCTACAATGTCATTAATATCCATTGTAATGGTGTCTATGGGGATAAAGAATCAGCGATGGATAGATTCTGTCGGAACTTTGAAAGGTTGCCTGAATCGGTTAAAACCAGGCTGACGGTAGAAAACGATGATAAGGCAAGTATGTATTCAGTAAAAGACCTGATGTATATCCACCAAAGAACTGGTATCCCAATTGTATTTGATTACCACCACCACAAATTTTGTACAGGTGGTTTATCAGAGCAGGAAGCTTTGGAGTTAGCAATGACAACTTGGCCCGATGGAATCAAACCCGTAGTTCACTATTCAGAATCAGCACCAGGTAAAATCCCTCAAGCACATTCAGATTTTATTTCAAACAAAATTGAAACTTATGGTTACGATTTGGATATTGAAGTAGAAGCTAAAATGAAAGAATTAGCGGTTCTTAATTACTTAAATCAGTATGGGCAGAATTAACCTGTTTAAGGTTATTATCTATTTTTGGATATTTATTTTATATTTTCAAGTTTGTCTTGTTATTACTTGTTGTTTACAATCAAGCTTGATATCAAAAGATTTGATAATAAATACAACTGAGGAAGTTAATAAAGTTAAAAAAATGGAATAACATATGAAAAATTTTTTTACGAGAAAAAATGGTTTCATAATCTTAATGATATTATCCACATTTACACTTGCTGGTTCAGCTGCATACTATTCCGTATTCGGTCTTAGTTCACTTTTCGCTGGAGCAAGAACTGAAGTTATTATAATGGCGGGGGCATTAGAATTTGCAAAAATAATTCTTGCGTCATACCTTCATAACTATTGGAAAGTAATTGGGTGGTTAAAATGGTATTTAGTTTCAGCGGTTGTAATTCTAATGATGATTACATCTTTGGGTATATATGGTTTTTTGACTTCGGCATACCAAACAACGAGTGATAAGTTTACTATCCTTAATAAAGAGGTTAGTGTTGTTGATGTAAAACGAAATAGATTCAAAGAGCAATTGGTGGATTTAAACGCTGAAAAAAAATTATTGGAAACATCCATATCATCATTAAGAGGTGGGTTAGCAACCAATAACTCTCAGACTGAAAGGGGTGCTGCCTCCCAACGAAAGGTTTTAAGTAGTGAATTAAAAATGGCGGTTCAGCAAAGAGATATTTTAAGTTTAAAAATAGAATCATTGAATGATTCGTTGACTTCTTTGGATTTACAAATATTAGATAAGGAGTCAAACAATGATGTAGCTGCTGAAATAGGTCCGTTAAGATACTTGGATAAATTAACTGGGTGGGGTATGGATAGAATTGTAAATTGGTTTACATTATTAATTGTATTGGTATTTGACCCATTAGCAATTTCTATGGTTATAGCCCTAAATAAACTTATAAAAGAAGTTAAGATAGTGGAAATTAAACCTATTGAAGAAATACCAATCAAAGAAGAAATAGTTATCAATTCTAAAGAAGAAATTAAAGAACCGGTTGTAGAAACTAAAGAAGAAAGACCTGATGTAGTATTTGAACCAACTACTGAAGAAGCATTAAATCTATATAGTGAAGAATCAAAAACACCAACACCAACACCAACACACACTTATGCAAAAACCGGCGCTGATAGATATAGATAAAAATAATTAAAAATATATTTGGTAATATACATTTTTTGTTGTATATTGTATAAAATTTAAACGATAATTTATGATAGATGAACTTTATAATACCAATCCTTCAAATGTAAAATTTGATTACAAAAATGAAAGTGGTGATGATACTGACCCGCACAAACATTTTTTTAGGGAGTTTGATTACGGTATTGATTTAACCGATAATGTAATTGTAATCTGCGATGAAATTCAGATGGGATTACTGCCTGAATTTATTGCTAAAGTACGGCTACTAAAAAAAGTAAATACCGAAACAACCACAATCAACATCCTATTAAATTCGGGCGGAGGTGATGTTGTAGAAACTCTTGGTATTATTGATTATATCAGAGGAAACAAAGATATGAAATTTAATATCATTTGTAGGGGCATCGCAATGTCAGCAGCGGCTCTTCTACTCGCAGCAGGTACTGGGGTTAGAGCAGCATCAAAGCATTCAAAGATTATGGTTCACCAACTATCAACCTTTGCAGCAGGTAAATTAAGCGATGTAAAATCAAACGCCAAATTTGCGGATAGGTTGGAAGATGAGTGTAATAGTATGATGGCTGAATTCACAAATAAACCAAAAGAGTGGTGGCAGTCAAATCAACAAAGTGATTTATTTTTATCCGCTGCAGAAGCACTTGAATTGGGTATTATTGATAAAATTATTTAATTATGTATTTTGATTTTTTCTCTCCAGAAGAACTACTGGAAAATTATAAAAAGTTCAGAAAATTTATCAGTCAAGAATTTAGTGGTGAACGATTAGATGCCCTAAACAAAATGTATGACCATTTTGAAGAAAGGATTATCTATACACCCGCCTCATCCTTTGAGCATTTTCATAATGCTTTTCCCGGCGGATATATTGACCATATAATGAGGGTAACTCGCAATGCTCTAAAGGTATTTGAACTTTGGAAAGAGTTGGATATGGTTACTGATGATATTACAAGAGAATCGGTTGTCTTTGCAGCACTACATCACGATTTAGGTAAGGTGGGTTCGGTTGAAGATGATTGGTATAAAAAGAATGATTCGGAATGGCATGTAAAGAATCAGGGTAAGATTTATAAATCAAACCCAAATTTACATTGGATGGAAATTCAAGACCGTACATTCTTTCTACTAAATCATTTTGGCGTAAAATGTACTGAAGAAGAATATCTTGCTATCCGACTGACAGATGGGTTGTATGATTCATCCACCGAAAGTTACTATAAAACTTTTCAGGCTGAAAACCAATTAAAAACATTTTTACCCCATATTCTACACCAGGCAGATTTTATGGCATCAAAGTATGAATACACTCGTTGGGTAATTGAAGGTAAAAAGTTAAAAGGTACAAGAGGAACTATTGGTACAAATGGAAAACCATCGGGGTTATCTAAATTTGAAAAAATTGTGTCTGAAAAATCAGAGGATGATAAACCAAAAGTTGATATGGTGTTTGATGCGTTTAAAGATATAATGGAGGATTAATATGGTAACGCTTTTAGTAATATTGTTTTTAACTGATATAGTGTTAGGTTTCTTTGTATGGAATCTATTACGGAAGTTAGAAGCAGTTGAAGAAAATTTGGATGAGTTAGAAAAAGAATACACTCAGGCAGATACACTTTTGGATTCAATGCAAGAGAGAATTCAAAACGCAATGGATAGAATGAAATCCATAGATAGAATTGGTTCGTTTGAAGCCGATGATGAGACGGGTTATGTATTTAGAGAAATGTATAGTATAATAGAAGAATTAGACGGATATTATGGGCAGAAAAGCGAAATCACCGAAGAGCAATAGGTATTTTACAGCTATAACTGAAATGGCTATAAATGTATATAATAATTTGGATGATATTGATAAAAAAAATCGTATCTACAATAGATTTATACAATATCCGTTTGATAAGTTAGCAGAAAATGTAATACATACATATAAAACCTATTACTTTGATGATTCGTATGAAGATGTAAAAGCATCGGTGGTTGCGTTTCTAAATGAAAAGATGCATAAGTTTAAGGGTGATAAAGGAAAAGCATTTTCTTATTTCACTGTAATTGCAAGAAATTTTTTATTTAATGAGAATAATGCCAATTACGCAAAAATGAAAATCCAAGAAGATTTGGATGCTGTTGATATTGGTAGGAATGTTCCCAACGAAGTTGCGGAGTATGAAGCAGTAGAAGAAAAATCAGATTTTATGGATTTCTTTGTGGATTATATAGATTCAAATTTAAATAAACTTTTTGTAAAGGAAAGGGATAGAAGAATAGCTGATTCGGTTAATGAACTATTCCGTAATCGGAAGGATTTATACTCTTACAATAAAAAGGCTCTTTATATACTTATTAGAGATAGGACAGGAGTAAATACGCAATATATTACAAGAGTTATAGGAAAAATGAAAGTAATATTTGTAGAATTAAATACTGAATATACTAAAAAGGGTATTTTAAAATTAAATCATAACATAGAGAGGTATTATGACGAAGGATGATGATATATTTAAAGGGACGACATTTTCATCTTTATTAAAAGATGTTTATGATAATTCCCGTAAAAAAGACCGACAAATAAAATTACTAATTGCTCAGTTAGAACCATTGGTTAAAAATTTGAATGATGCATCTGTAGTAGTTCCTTTGATTAAGGAATATTTAGAAGTATCAGTAAAGAATGATGACCAATTGGTAAGGTTGGCTGCTATCGCACAAAAACTTTTAGATAAGGGTGGTTCTGATGATGGGTTGTTATTATCAGAAGAAGAAAAGAAGCAGTTGTTAGAAGCTAGTAGAGATGTAGATGAAAAATTGGAATCCCTAAAACAGGATGAGGATGAATAATGCTTGGTGAGGTAACTGAAGTATTTTTAAAAGATGGTAATCCCAATGATATTTACAAAATTGGGGTTTCGGTTAAACGCTCTACTGGTGGTGCATCAAATGATTTTGCGTATCCCTTAAATCCGTATATTAAATCAATCCCCACTATTGGGGAGCAAGTTTATTTAATTAGTGCGTTAAGTTCTATATCCGCTCCTCTTGGTGGCGGATTTTCTTTTTATTATATTTCACCTACTTTTTTACAAAGGTCGCTAAATAACAACCCCCTTCCAAAAGGAATTACAAATACTGCACAATCATTTGAGGTAAGTTCTTATTTGAACCCAATACCGAATGCTTCATCTACAAATGATAAAAACAATAATTTTGGTAAAGGGTTTTCTGAAGTAAACACTTTATCACAATTACAACCTTATATTGGCGATACAATACTTGAAGGTAGGTTTGGTCAATCTATTAGATTTGGTTATACACCCAAACAAACCGATGCTCAGAAATTACCAACTTGGAACGCATCTGATTCTGGCGCACCAATAACAATTATAAGAAATACTCAAAACGATACTAATAAAAAGGGATACGATAAATTTGTAGTTGAAAATGTAAATGATGATGATTCATCTATTTGGATGACTACAAAACAGCGGGTATCTTTAAAAACCGCAAATAGGGTATCTATACCTAACATATCACAATTTAATAAACCACAAGTTATTATTAACTCAGATAGGTTAATATTTAATAGTAAATCTGATAATATTATCCTATCATCAAAAAAGGATGTAGCGATATCTACATCACAATATACAACTACAATTAATTTAATTATTTCTGCTATAGAAACTTTAGCACAGGGAACATTTCCAACTGCGGTTGGGCCAACCGGACCACATCCACAACTAGCTACAATACTATCAAAGCTTAAAAATGGTATTGGTTAATTATTACAAAACATTATATTTATTACTATGGATACAAAAAAACTAATTCAGGCTATTAAACTGTTGGTTGAAAGCGAGGTTAAAAGAAAATTCGCTGAAGAAAAGAAGTTTTTAAAAGAATCTATTATTAAAGAACTAAAACAACAACCAATAAAGCAATCTACAAAACTGATGGAAAAAGACCCATTGGATGTAGAACACTTATTTGAAACAAAGAAACCACAGACTCAAAAAAAACTATTTAACAATAGTTCGCCAATATCTTCTATACTTAATGAAACTTATCAAAGCGGTGAGTGGAGAGATATAAATAGTGGAAGGTCTTTTACATCTGATATGGCACAATCATTTGGTTCTATGAAGGGAATGGGAATGATGGAAGAATCCGTTGTTCAAGATTCAGAGGGCAGAGCAATACCGATGGAAACTTTAGCAAAAACTGATGCAGGTGCGGCAGTTGTAGATGCACTTACAAAAGATTATTCTGCGTTAATGCAGGTAATGAATAATAAAAAGAAAAGGTAATGAATGGCTCAGAGATTACAATATAGGATTAATCCAATTGATTTAAAACCAAATAAAGCGGTTGGTGTAATGCTGCCATTGGGTGGTAGTCCTATGTTTAAATCAAGTTACACAACCGAACAACAGGCTATATCTAATCTTAAAAACCTATTATTAACAACAAAAGGTGAAAGGCCTTTTCAACCACTTTTTGGTTCGGATATTTATTCATTACTATTTGAAAATATTCAATCGGAGTTAGATTCTTTATTGGAAGAATCCCTTACAAACGATATTAGTTTTTGGCTACCTTATATTTTATTAAATGCGATAGAAGTCAATTCGGAGCCGGATTTTAATAAAGTTAGTATAAAAATAAATTTTAGAGTTACATCTCAAGGTGCTAACCAAACAATAATTTTAGAAGTTGATAATCAGGGTGGATTATCAATAGTTTAGGAGTAGTAAATGTTAAATGATGAAAAAAAAGACGTTAGTTTAATTGGCAGAGATTTTTCTGGCTTCAGAAAAAATCTTGTAGATTTTGCTAAACAATATTACCCAAATACCTATAATGATTTTAACGAATCATCTCCTGGAATGATGTTTATAGAAATGGCATCGTATGTTGGGGATGTTCTATCCTATTATACGGATACTCAGTTAAGAGAATCAATTATTACTCAAGTAAAAGAAAATTCAAACTTATTTCAGTTAGCACAATCGCTTGGATATAACCCAAAATTATACTCACCGGCTACAACTAATTTAATAGTATATCAATTAGTCCCTGCTATTGGCTCCGGCAATAATGTTAGACCCGACTTGGATTACACTCTAAAAATTAAAGAGGGTATGCAGGTATCATCAACACAAAACCCAAATGTGGTATTTTCTACAACTAGAAAAGTTGATTTTGCATATTCATCATCTTTTGACCCCACCGAAATATCAGTATATCAAATAAACGAAAATACCGATGAACCTGTTTATTATCTTTTCAAAAAGAGCGTTCCTGTGGTTAGTGGTGAAGATAAAACATCTGAATTTATATTTGGTTCACCAACACCATACAATAAAATTAAGATTGAGGATGTTGGTATTATTGATGTTGTAAAAATAGTTGATTCCGATGGAGATGTTTGGACAAAGGTAGATTATTTAGCACAAGATACTGTTTTTGAACAAATCCAAAATACATCCGATTATACACTTAACTTAAATCAATATGGTTCGGAAACACCATACCTTTTAAGATTAAAAAAAGTTCCTAAAAGATATATTACACGAACTGATGAAGATGGTTCTATAACAATTCAATTTGGAGCAGGTGTATCATCAAATGCTGATGAAGAGATACTACCCAACCCAGACAATGTTGGTTCTAATTTATACAAAGCAACAGGTGATTTATCACAAACAATAGACCCTTCAAACTTTTTATATACAAAAACATATGGGGTAGCGCCTGCAAATACAACCTTAACTGTAACCTATAGAGTTGGGCAGGGTGTGATTGATAATGTAATATCTAAAGACTTAACTCAAATTACAAATATAGAATTTGAAAATCAAACAACCCCGTCTAATACCCAACAATTAAATACAGTCAGAAATTCTGTTGCAGTTACGAATGAAGAGGCCGCATCGGGTGGTAAATCAAACGAAGAGGTTGATGATATCAGAAATAGTGCTATGGCATTTTTTGCAGCACAAAACCGAACTGTTACTGCTGAAGATTATGTTGTAAGGGCGTACGCAATGCCACCACAATTTGGTGCAGTAGCAAAAGCATATGTGGCGCCTGATTATCAAATAAAATCTTCATCGGCTGAAACTCTCCAAGTTCCAAATCCACTCGCAATAAATTTATATGTTCTTGGGTATGATGGTAGTGGAAATATATCACAATTAAATTCGGCAACCAAACAAAATCTTAAAAATTACATTTCATATTATAGAATGTTGACCGATGCGGTGTACATCAAAGATGCGTATATTATAAACATTGGTATTGATTTTGAAATAGTTGTATTACCAAACTATAATTCAAACGAAGTTTTATTAAAATGTATAAATGAATTAAAAACATATTTCAATAAACAAAACAGCCAAATAAATAGACCTATATTATTATCGGATATATATGTTTTATTAGATAGAATAGATGGTGTTCAGACTGTTGTTAGACCCGATTTAAATGGTAAGGGTGGATTACAAATAGTTAATAAGTATAATGGTATATACTCATCAAATGTTTATGATATAAAAAAAGCAACACGAAATGGTATCATATACCCAGCAAAAGACCCATCTATTTTTGAGGTTAAGTTTCCTGATTTAGATATTAGAGGCAGGGTTGTTCCGTTATTTTAGGAGAAATAAATGATTTATAGAATATATCCTCAAAAAGATACTACCATATATGAAGATTCAACAAGAAAATTTCAAAATGTTGGAAAAGATGAAGTATTGGAGGTAGGTAAGTTTTTTGATACCGATGATACCACATTGATTGGTAATAGTAGAATATTAATTCAGTTTGATTTATCTGCTATATCTCAATCGGTTGCAAGTGGAGTAATATCAGGAAGTGTAAAATACTATTTAAATCTTATTTCATCGGATGAAAGAGAAATTCCATCCGAATACAACCTTTATGTTTACCCAATATCGCAAAGTTGGAATGAAGGATTGGGTTCTTTGCCCGATACACCTCATAATGAAAATGATTCAAATTGGGTTTATAGAAGTACAAATGTAAGTTGGAGTGTAGCATCACCTATAAACTCAGGCTCATATTGGGCAGTTAATCAGGGTGGTGGAACTTGGTTCACATCATCTGTTAGTGGTGTATCCTACTCACAATCTTTCAGTAGAAATGTTTCTGATATAAACATTGAAGTAACTCAATATGTAAATGATATCTTTAGTGGTAATAGAACAAATAACGGATTTATCATTAAAAGGTCTAATACCGATGAAACATCTTCGGTTAAATTTGGAGTTTCAAAATACTTTTCAACAGAAACTCATACGATTTATGTACCAACTTTTGAAGTTAGATGGGATGATTCGCAATTTCAGACAGGTTCGTTATCAGCTCTAACGGTTGAAAATATTTTGATATACACCAAAAATCTTAAATCGGAATACAAACAAAATTCAAAGGATAGAGTTAGAGTGTATGGTAGGGAACGATATCCGCAAAGAACATTTAGTAATAGTGGGGCGTTATCAACCATTAAATACTTACCTACATCATCATATTGGTCGGTTAGAGATGTTGAAACTAATTTAGAAATTATACCATTTAACACTACTTATACAAAGATAGAATGTGATTCAAATGGAAACTATTTTGATATGTGGTTTAATACACTACAACCTGAAAGGTATTATAGATTTGTATTCAGAGTTGATTCTGATGGGCTTGAAAAATATTACGATAATGAATATTACTTTAAGGTGATTAGATAATGGAAAGAGAAATAAAAAGAAATAGACAGGGAAGAATACTATCGTATGAGATTGTTAATTCAACTGATACTTATGGTGTAATTGCGTTGGAAAAAAATGTAAAATTATTTACATCGCAATCTTTTTATATAAATCAGAGTGCCGAAATAACTGAGTTAGAAATTGAAGCACCAACCATAATCGGTTACAGTAACGATGTTAATAGGTTCGTAATATAAAATAGTATGTCATTAGATAGATTTACAAATATAACCGATGTACTAAGCACAGAGCCTGTGTATGGAGAAACCTTTACCGAATTAGATAGATACACATTTCAGTCAGGCTCTCTATCAAATTCTGATATATCCATAAAATCTAGACCTGCGTTATTAGAATTACACATATACGATTCTGAAAATAATTTAGTAAAATCATCGTATAAAAGAATTTTCATTCAAAACCAAAAAACAAAATTTGGATTTTCTCCTGAAAGTGATTTAAGACAACTTGGTTATGATAGTGGGATATATACAATGGTATATAATCCTATATATAATTTTGCAGGCTCTACTGAAATTGAATCACCTACGAGGTACGACTTAACAATATCGGAAATATCTTCGGATAGAACTGAAGTACGAATCGAGAATCCAAATAATTTTAATTTACAATTAATTAAAAGTATTCAAGAGTTTAATTTTAACACCAGTTCTTTATTTGTAGATAATAAGCCTGAGTTTTTATTAAATTTTGGGAATGATACTATTTCCGATATATCTTATATAAATTTTGTTGGTGAGGGAATTACACCAATTTCATTACCAACAGGCAATTATAATAATCAATCTACGATATGGAAACCTACAAACTTTCCAGAATCAAATAGAGGTGTTTTATTCAGAGAATTTTTTACAAGTAACCAAACCACTACTACAGGAAGACTGGCTTTCTTTAAATTAGAACTGAATGAAAATAACCAACCACAATGGGTTCAAGAAAAATATACTGAAACCGATTTTACAATTGGTTATACATCAGCATTTCCATCATATCTTTTAGAAGCACCATTTTATTTATGGAATGGTGGTACACAACCACCCAACACTAGAACGGGTGTATATATACCAGCGCAAACTGATACTACATCAACCACACCCATAAGTGGTGTAAACTTTACAAATGTTAGATTACAAAATCAACTTAATGGTTCATTAGTAGATATTACTGATTTATACATAAAATTAGTATCACCTTTAGATGGTGGTGTGACTGTTGGGCAAAGTTTATCAATTGATGGTAGATTGCAAAAATCGTATATAGAAAAAATAGTATCGTATAATCAGTTAGATGAGATTACATCAAAACAACTTTTAGAGCCGAATTTTAATATTGAGTTGGATAAGTATGGTAAATCAGATGGTACTGATTTTAAAGCATGGAACGATTTGTTAGATGCAAACCTATCTACCTCTCAGCAAATTATAGATAAATATTTTAGCGGTTCGTTTGGAAATATAAAATTAAACATTGATTATTCTGATTTTAGTAACTTTGTTCACTATTCATCCGCAACTGAAAGAGTTGATAATTTCTTTAGTAAATTACAAACAATTGAGGGGTATAATAGTAGAATAGCAACCCTACAACAGGTTTCAGGTTCGCACGCTCTTACAAACATATCACAATCAATCACACGAAGAGACACCTTAATTGGTGGGTTTGATGGTTTTGAACAATGGATGTATAACAAAGTAACAGGTTCTTTATATACCCATTACTCAACAACTGATAATCCAATTGTACCATATCCAAAAATATCATCATATCCAACAGTATTTTATGCAACAACAAGCTCTCAAGCCGAAAGTTGGTATGAAGGTGTCTATAGTTCGGCATCACTTTATGATGCACAAAACCAATCAGCTTTAATTAACCTAATCCCATTTGCTTTAAGAGAAGACCCGCTTAATGAAGATTACATATTATTCATTAATATGATAGGACATCATTTTGATATTTTGTGGACTTATACAAAAGGGCTGACAGATGTAAATAAAAGAGAAGAGCATCCTGAAGATGGTATGTCGGATGATTTGTTGTACGATGTAGCAAAATCAATGGGGTGGAATTTATCCAATGGTTGGGGTGAATCAAACCTTTGGGAGTATGTTTTAGGAACTGATTCATTGGGAAACAGGTCAGTAACAACTGGTGGATTAGAAACTAAATCAAAAGAAAAAATACGAGCCGAAGTTTGGCGTAGGGTATTGAACAACTTACCATATATCTATAAATCAAAAGGTACGCCTCGTTCAATCAAAGCCCTTTTGGCTTGTTATGGTATACCTGAAACATTTTTAAAAATAAGAGAATACGGCGGGCCTACAATCGTTGATTCACCAAACAAATACGAAGATGAAAGATTTATCTATAAAGTAGAAACAACGGATTCTAAACCAATAAGAAACCCTTTTGGAACTATTAATGGTAGTAGGCCAAACACCATTGAGGTAATTGGTAAAATGCCATTGGGTGATTTTACTATTGGTAGATTAACGGGGGGTGGAACTGATTTAAACTTTGAATGGAATTATTCAGGCGGACAAGCTAGGATATTGGCAAAGACAGGTTCTACAACAGTTATGAGTTCATCTTATATGAGCTACTTAGTAGCAAGAGATGGTGCGTTTGGTATTATATCTGGTAGTTCAACCACAATTAGAGCGGCATTCAAAGATGATTTTGGAAATATCCTATCTTCATTATCCGCTCAAAGTTCCGCACCAAATAGTATACTTGGTAGTTCAACTCAATTCATTGTTGGTGATGGTGTTGGTAACTATTCATCAACTGCATCAATTCAAGAGATTAGATATTATTCATCATCCCTTTCTGAAGAAATATTCAAAGAGCACGCATTGAATACTGAAGCGTATTTTTCGGATGATAACACAACTGATTTAAATAGTATATCATCATATACCGATTTGGTTTATAGAATATTTCCTGATAGTGGGTTTAATACCATATCAACAGCTATTTCATCATCTCACCCAAACCAATTTTTCAAAACCACATTGGGTGGAGCACCATTAACCGCATCATTACCAAACCACACATCGGCCGATTTGGTTGGTGAAGTGGATACTCAATTTATAAGAGTTCCATCGGTGGGCGCGTTAAACCTAAATAACAATAAAGTAAGAATAGAATCTTCAGTTTTAAGTGGTTCATTGGATGTTGAAAAAACCGCTGAAGTATCTCAATATGATTATACCCAAACCGATTCAAATTTAGTTGGATTGTATTTCTCACCAACGGATGTTGTAAATAATGATATATACAATTCAGAAGGATACTTTGAAGTTGATGATTTAATTGGCGACCCGGACGATAGATTCAATGAAGATTATTCTAAATTAAGATATAGGGCAAATGTATATTTTCAAAAGTATGTTAATTTAACAGCCCCCTCTGGTTCTGCTCAAAAGCGTGGAACTGCGATTGGACTTTTATTGGATATGTTATCATTGTATGACCATAGCATATTCCAACAAGTAAAACAATTAATACCTGCGAGAAGTGAGTATGTTGGTGGTGTATTGTTAGAACCGCATATTTTGGAAAGAAACAAATACAAGCGGGGTGATAAATGGTCTTATAGTAGAGTGGATTATTTAACTACAATATCTATGTTACCCGAAAGTGTAACGGCCACAAAAAATGATTACTTGGCTACAGTGGATACAAAAGATTATCATGAGAGTTCAATTTACAAATATACCTACCCAATTTTAAGTGGGAGTACGGGGTTATACACAAATGTTAGTAACCCGCAATGGCAATACAATCCAACGAGTTCTATTATGGGTCAAAGACTCTCACCATATGCCAGCATAGTTAATTATTTTTATTCATCATCTCTCTCTGCTTCATTGGGTAAATTCTATTCATCATCATTAACACCTGTAGCAACACAAACCGATGAATTACCATTAAGTTTAGCAAATTTGAGATTTAATGGTTGTAATAGTGGTGTTACATCAATTGATGGTTTACCAAGCGTTGAAACATTTGTAGCAGACCCATTTGTATTAAGAGTCGCACCTCAAAATGTATCCGTTCAAGATACAATAGTATCAACACCAACAACATCTCCTCGAATTGGAAGTGGGGCAGCTTCGTCGGGACGATTACGGGTTTAAAATTTAATTTTAAAAATCTATATTTATAAGAAACAAAATTAGGAAATTATATGGGATATTTAGATAATACATCTGTTACAGTTGATGCTATTTTAACCAAAAAAGGCAGAGAGTATTTAGCATCAGGTCGTGGTAACTTTGAAATTACTCAATTTGCTTTGGGTGATGATGAGGTGGATTACACACTTTGGAACACAGCACACTCATTAGGTTCAGATTATTATGGTGAAATAATTGAAAATATGCCTGTTTTAGAGGCTATTACCGATGAAAATTTTGCTTTAAGGTATAAATTATTAACCTTACCTAAAAACACAACATCAGTTCCAATTTTCTCTGTTACTCCTGCAAGTATTAGTGTTCCGCAACGAAGTGTGTTACCTACGGGCGCTGGTTCTGTTATATTTAAAATTAGTGATACTACACAACAATATACTGTAACTCTTTTGGATGATAGATTGGGAACAATCAATGTAATCAATGCTAACACTTTTGAATTTGAGGCTACAACCGGGTTAGTTCCCGAAATAACCCAATCTACAAAAATAATTGTGGTTGGTAATACAACTGGCGGTAGAGTAGATATCAATGTAACAGTTACACCTAATGTAACCACTACAACAACACAAGCTACAACAGTAAGAGGTTTTTAATACATAAAAAAATAGGAATAAAATAGATGGCAACTAAAACAATACAATTGGGAAGTGGGGTGGTCCCAATAAGTTCGCTTTTTACATTTGAACGAATAACAACCGATGATACCGCATCTAGTTCACAAAGAATAACACGTGGTTTATTTAGCGGTAATGCCGCATCATTGGCTACATTCTTTACATCATCCGCACAAAGCGCTTCATCGGGTCAATATTATTATGATGTTTACGATAAAGTTGGTAGTGATTCAACAAGAGAAGTTCAGTTTTCAGTAGCCTATGGACATGCTTTGGGTAGTGGTTCTATTGGTTCTACTGCTGCGGGTATTGGATTTGCCGATTCACCATCTCGTGCAATTTATGCACAATATCAACAAACACTTTTACCATCATCAACCACAAAATTCAATTTCACAGGTGTGGGTGAAGAAAACTCAATTTATGTTATCAATTTCAAAAGAAGTAGATTAAAGGATAAATTAGATAGAGGAAACTGGGAATTGACATTGAGTGGTTCTGGTAAGCAAATAAAATTAATAGATGATTCCGATGATACAGCACAATTAAATTCCGCTGAACAAGAATACTATAATGTTGTTTCAGGTTCATTATCATCTGGTGTAAGTGTTCCTTCTACTACTTTAACTTATGGGCGTGTTTACCCACAACGAGGTGTAATTGTATTATCAGGTACCGCATTAGATGTATCCGCATCAATGACTACCGCAACTGCATCAAATGCAAATGGGAACAACTCATTTAAGTTATTTTCTGCTATTAGTAGGTCAGCGGCAGTTGATTCAACCAATAACGCATTTAAAGCCAGAAATGAAGAAGAAGTTAAATCTACTTATTACTTTTTAAGAGTTAGAAACAGTAAGTTTAACTTTAGTAACAACCCATCTTATGTAACATCTTCGGCAAATGGTGTTTACACATTATCTCAACCAACATTTGTTAGTGACCCAAAATCATATATTACTACAATTGGATTATATAATGACCCAAATGAATTATTAGCAGTTGCAAAACTATCGCAACCTATTTTGAAATCGTTTGCTAATGAGATTCTTTTAAAAGTAAAATTAGATTTTTAAATCGTAATGATTAATGGCAGAAAAAAAAATTGTATTAAGGGGTGGTGATTCCGAAACTATTAGTATTGGGTTTAAAAGAATAGACCAATTATTTTCACAAGAACGTAAGTTTATTACCCATAAAAGCTATGAGGTAACGGATTCAAACCATTATACATCATTTGGAGTATCCACATTAAGAGCGATAAAACCTGCTGTTAGTGGCGCGTTTGAATTTACATCCACCGATTTAACACAAAGTTCTACATACGATGGGTTAAGTGGTGTTTATCAAAAAAGTTTATGGAAAAGCCTTAATCAATTGTACTTTGCAGATGATGTTAGGATAAAATTATATGATACTGCATCAGTTTTATCTATTCCTGTTTATAGATACGGGTTTGAAATAAAACCATCATCCGTAAACATAACAAACTATTCAGGCTCAACTACAAATTATAGATACTATACGGATGTAAAAGTAGAAGATGAATGGGGAACTATAGTTTCATCATCTGCGACATATGGTTATGTTTTTTATAAACAGGGGTTGATTGTTATGACAAATACTGGTTCTAATAATCAACACACCTTTTTGGGTAATGGTAATTGGGATTATACATCCAATAAAGGGTTTACTGTAAACTATAAAGCAACTAAAGCAATAGAAGAAGTTAGCTTACTTTGTCATATTGGAAAAGATGAATTTAATGTATCTATCCACCCAACATCAATTATCAGCGGCTCATATGGAACGAGAGCTGGATTTACAACCTCTTCTACATTTTCACCTTACATAACAACCATTGGGTTATATAATGATGATGAAGAAATGATGGCTGTTGCAAAGTTGGGAGTTCCGTTAAAGAAAAGTACAATTACGGATTTATTTATAAATGTAAAATTTGATATAGATTAATTATGCCAAAAAATTGGGGTCACATCCAAAGAACCAAAGGGCATCGCTCGGGTTTAGAGGATAAAGTTTCGGAAGAATTAAAACAAATAGGTATTGATGGTGAATACGAAAAACACCAAATACAATACACTAAACCCGCAACAAATCATACATACAAACCTGATTTCAGATTACCGAATGGTATTTTCATAGAAACAAAAGGTAGGTTTACTTTAGAGGATAGAAAAAAACATCTACTAATAAAAGCCCAAAAGCCTGATTTGGATATACGAATTGTATTTCAGAACCCAAACGCAAAATTAAATAAAAGGTCAAAAACTACATATGGTATGTGGGCAGATAAAAATGGTTTTAAGTGGGCTACGAAGCAAGTTCCAATAGAATGGGTAAATGAAGAACCCAAAACATTTTTATTTGGATAATTAACTTTTATGTTGTATATTGTGTAGAATGGGTTTAGTAAAAACATACACAGTAGAACATACTACATTTAATGAGAACATTCGTGCCTTTTTGAAAAAGTGGCACTACTCTGATTATGTAAATATACAAACAAAACACGCATTTATTCTACTTAGGGAAGGAAATTTTGGTATGCCCCAAATAATTGGGGTTTGTATTTACACACGCCCCGCAGGTCCATCTGCTGGGCAGACATATCACCCATCCCGTCCCGATAAGGTTTTGGAGTTACGGAGGTTGTGTTTGGTAGATGATACACCAAAAAACGCTGAATCCTATTTTATATCTAAAACAATCAAGTGGTTACAAAAAAATACCGATTGGGAATATATAATAAGTTACGCAGACCAAAATCAGGGGCATAAGGGGGTTATCTATCGTGCTTCTAATTTTAATTATTTAGGTGAAACATCTCCATCAAAATCATTGGAGGTGGATGGTAAATCATTTCACATTAGAACCCTTTCTATGTTGGATAGACCTTATGGGGTTGAAATAAATAGGAGATACAAAGCGGGTGATGAGAATGTAAAAATAATTACTAACTTACCAAAGTATATTTATACTTACGATTTAAGAAATGGTAGAAGAAAGATTGATTGAGTTATTAGAACGGGTTTTGGGTAAAAGTAAAAAAACCACTGGGGATAACTATGCTTTTTATTCACCATTTGCCGAACATTACAAACCAAAGCTTGAAATAAACATAAAAACAACGGCTGCTGGTGATAACCCTTGGCATTGTTGGATATCGGATGAAAAGGGAAAAACGATTCGTTCTCTCTTTAAAAAACTAAATGTATCTTCGCAAATATGGGATGAATACAATTCTATTTTCAGAAACATTGGAAAATACACACAACCGACTGAACAATTAACACAACAACAAACATTTGTTCAACTACCAAAAGAGTTTACTCCTCTTTGGGAATCATCCAAGTCCGTTATTTATTCGCACGCCTTAAATTACATTTTAGGTAGGGGAATCCGACCTGGTGATATTGTTAAGTATGGAATGGGGTATTGTGTTGAGGGTGAATATAGTAATAAAATTATTATTCCCTCATACGATTCAGATGGTATGTTAAATTACTTTGTTAGTAGGGCTTTTTATGATACACCACAAAAGCATAAAAATCCAAAAGTATCCAAAGATATTATTGGGTTTGATTTGTATGTGAATTGGAATGAACCAATTGTTATTTGTGAGGGTGTTTTTGATGCAATCGCAATTCGTAGAAACGCAATTCCTATTTTTGGTAAAACCATTCCACCTAAATTAGAAAAGAAAATTTTAGATAAAAAAGTGTCCCGTATCTATGTTTGCTTAGATTCCGATGCTATTAATAACTCTATCCAACTATGCGAAAAACTAATGGGTTGGGGGATTAAAGTTCACTTAGTTCAGTTGGGTTCGGAGGACGCATCTGAATTAGGTTACGATAAGATAAACACAAAAATATACAATACACCTGAATTGAATTTGTTAAGTTTAGTGGAGTATAAAATGTTTAGGAGAAAATGAAAAAGTTAAATAAGATTTATCATATTGCTGATGTTCATATACGAAACTTAAAAAGACATAAAGAGTATTCTTTAGTTTTTAATCGTTTATATGATTACTTAAAATCAGTTGTAACTGAAGACTCTGCTATTGTATTAGCTGGGGATATAGTTCACGCTAAAACCGATATGACGCCGGAGGTGGTACATATGACTCAAAACTTTTTGAGAAATTTATCGGATATCATGCCCACCATTTTAATTCCTGGCAACCACGATGCAAATCTAAATAACCCTTCTCGGTTAGATGCGTTATCACCAATTGTTGATGCTTTAAATCACCCAAACTTATATTACTACAAAAACACTACAACCTTTGAGTTTGGTGGCATCGTATTCGCACACAAATCAGTATTCGATTCATCGGATGGATTTACAAATAGTTCGGGCGTTGATGGGGATTTTAAAATCGCTCTTTATCACGGACCCGTTGATGGAATACAAACTGAGCATGGATTTAAGATTGATAACAAAAAAGTTACGGTGGATTCTTTTAAAGGATATGATATTGTTCTTTTGGGAGATATCCATGTTCCCAATAATTCAGTATCAGGTGTGGATACTATAAAGTACCCAGGCTCCCTGATTACACAGAACCACTCAGAATCAATTTATCCTGAGCATGGGATATTGGTATGGGATGTACCAACAAAGTCCTCCACATTCGTTCATATTGAGAATGCGTATGGGTATGGAACTATTGATATTGAAGATGGTAAAATCGTATCAAATAATTACATTTGCCCAAAGCCAAGATTAAGATTAAGGGTTAAAGATACAACCACATCACAGTTGAATAAAATTGTATCTTCTTTAAAAAAGAAATATGAAATAGAAGAGTTAAGTATTCAGAAAGTTTTATCTACAAACGAAGTTGGAAAACGAGAACATATAACTCTACATAATGTAAGGGATGTTGGATTTCAAAATAAACTATTGGAAGATTATTTGACCCAAAAGTTTGGTATTGATTCAGAAGCTTTAGAAGTTGTCAAAGGTATAAACGCTGATATAAACTCAAAGATTGTAAATCCTCATGCAATTCGGAGTTCGGTTTGGATTCCAAAAGAATTTCAATTCTCAAATATGTTTTCTTATGGGGAAGATAACTATATAAACTTTCAAAATATGAAAGGGGCGTATGGTGTATTTGCTCCCAACGCAAGTGGTAAATCTTCTTTGTGGGATGCTTTATCCTTTTGTATTTTTGATAAGTGCTCCCGAACATCAAAAGCAGTTGATGTGATGAATTATTCTAAAAACAATTTTTATTGTAAGTTTATCTTTGAACTAAATGGCAGGGATTATGTAATTGAGAGAACCGCAAATAAATCCACCAAAAAGGGAACTGTAAAAGTTGATACTCAATTTTACACATTCAATGATATGGGTGATATTGAAAGTTTGAATGGTGATGAAAGAAGAGATACAAATTCAGTTATTAGGCAGTATGTAGGAACATATGATGATTTCATATTGACTGCTCTCTCAACTCAATTTAACAATAGTGGTTTTATTGATAAATCACAAAAAGAACGAAAAGAGTTACTTGCTCAATTTTTGGATATGGATGTGTTTGAGCAATTGTATTCAGTAGCAAGTGAAGAAATAAAGGAGTTATCAACCTTACTGAAAGATTATAAGGGGCAAGATTTTCCAACAAAGTTGGCTAAGGCCGAATTAGTATCTCAATCTATAACAGGTTCTATTTCTGATTTGGAAAACAAAAAAATAAATTTTGAAACTAATCTTAACAATATACAC